GGTGTTGGAGTTGGTGTAACAACTGGTGTTGGAACAACAACTGGTGTTGGACTCTCAACTATAGGTGTTGGAGTTGGTGTAACAACTGGTGTTGGAACAACAACTGGTGTTGGACTCTCAACTGCATTTGCTGGAACTGCTAGTACTGAAAATAAAACAGATAAAACAATAAACATTTTTTTCATTACGATAACTCCATTAATCTAATTACATAACAACATGGGTCGCCACCTTGGTCCCACTCTTCTTGCTCTTCTTCGCTCATGTATTGAAAACCACCATCATGAGTACTACAAAATGGCTCAGTTATCCAGCCTTTGTCAATGCCTTGTAACAGCCAAATCTCAAATTCTGTATTCATATATCTAGTATAGACCTAGATGCTTACCGTGTCAATAGGACCAGTGCAAGATGTTGAAAAATTAATGGCAGCACCTACTGCTTGAATAACTCTGTTTCTTCCATTCTTTTGTTTTTGAGTAGAATAAAGTGATCCTAATGCAAACTCTGATGCTGAGCCCATTGCTAAATAATCTAAATCATATTCTGTTAGTGACATATCTACAGCACTGTGTTCAAAGATTCTACCTTTAACACAAATTATCATTCCAAAGTCTGAGTCCTTAGAAACGTCAACCCACCATCTGTCATAGAAATCTCTTAGTGATATTAAAAATTTTGTGTACATAAATCTATCTAAGTTACCTTCTGGTAAAGGTGGCTTAAAATTTAATCTTATTCTTTCACCATCCATGGTGCCAGCGTATCCTATTAGGTATTGACCAGTTTTCCAAACCTTTGGTGCCTTTAAGGTAAGCATGCTGTTTTCATCTGATGCACCTCTGTCACCAGCCATAAACATTTTATTTTCTTGTCTAACTACCGCTATGCACGTCAAAGTAAGCCTCTTTTGTATAGTGTTATTAAAGTATACCATCTATCATTTTTATAGTCAACATGCTATACTGCTATATATGGCTGGACTATTGACCCTGGGATCTGTACATATTGGTAACATATCGGACATATCTTTTAGGACTATTAGAAGCATCATTGATCATGATGTAATTGCTGTAGAAAGCCTTGAAAAATTTAACAAACTGTTGTCTGATTTAGAAATTGAGACAAAAGCACGTATCATAGAAATACCAAGTTGTGAAGAAATAAATGCAATTAACAACATAGTTGATATATTATTAAATAATAAAAACGTACTAATATTATCTGACCAAGGCAATGCTGGTTTCCATGACCCAGGTAGTGGGTATGCAAATGTTGCACTAATGCACAACATACAGGTAACTGCTATACCTGGACCTAATTCAGTGATCACCTCACTAGTTGTATCAGGAATGGCACATGGTGGATTTATATATGGTTGTTACCCTAAAGATAGCGATGAGAATAAAGCATTTCTTAATAAGTTTATAGACATTGATTATCCAATAGTATTCTTATGTGTTCCAAGTATTATTGGGCAAGTATTAAACGATACCCTGGAAGTTTTTGGTGAAAGCAAACACTGTATTTATGCTCAAGATCTTACAATGCCAACTGAAACAATTTTCAGATGCACGGTAAAAGAAATGCTTATAAAATATCATAATAACGAACTCAATAAAGAATCCGTTATTATAATAGGTAGACCTACTTAGACTTTTTGTCTACTGAGTTAAATGCATTATTGATTTCATCAATGCTTAATCTTCCGTCATCAATAAATCCTCTTGCTAGTTTTTCAACTACTGTAGCAACACCTAGTGTTCCTGCAAGAATGATTGCACTTAATGTATCAATACCAATGATTGCACCAGCACCGATAACTCCAAGACCGTTGGCTGCAAATACAGCAATTATTCTGAGTAGAATATTTTTAATACCACTGATTGCTCCCATTGCCTTTTCGTCATCTAATTTTGTTTCTTTAGCCATTATTCTTCTCCTTCCCTTATTCGCATAGTTATTAACCATACAAACAAAACAGTTATAATTGCATACCCTACAATAGTTTTTGCACTACCCTCGAGTACTAGCCATGCTGCGAACATACCTAGTAATGTCCACAATTGGTTTAATGTTTCTACAAATGCTTCTACTAGCCATGCCCATACAAATTTAACTACTGTCCATACTTTATTTAATATCCACACAATTAATTTCCAGATACTAACAAATACCCATTTAATTGCATTCCAGATACTTGTAATAATCCAGGTAATAACTTGAGTACCTTCATTAACTACCCCAACTATTACTTTATATATACCTTTAAGTATCTTCCAAACAAGATTAAGAACATATTTAATTACCGCCCAAACCTTAATTAGAATAAACTTAACTAGGTTTATGGGTAACATAACTACAAACTTAACTGCTTTGAAGATAAATTTAAAAGGTTTTAGTATTGCCTTTATCATGTTATCCTCCTTATTTCTGCTCTTGCATTCATCTGTACTATGCTTGAAGACATTGCTACAGATCCTATTAATTGACCCACAATAACTGTTGCAACAACAACTGTTTGTGAGTCCTCTCTTTCTTCTTCTGTCATATCAGCACCCAATTGTCCAAGTGCTTCTAACACTTGTCCTGGATCTGATACAAACTCTCCTAATAAGGCCCCAGGGTCTGACAGTTGCTCAAATACAACTGCAACACCTGCTTCTAATTCAACACCTTCACGGTATTCAATTATTTGATTTTCATCTAATTGTTCTAAAAATTCTAAAGTTTGCTCATCATTTAATCCTTCAATTAAATCTGCTACTGGCATTGCTTCATCTACTTCATAATTTTCAATTAATAATTCTGCAATGTTTTCTAGTTGTTCATCTGTAATTTCTTCTTCATTAACCAATAGTTCTTCAATTGCACTATCCATTTCTTCTTCTACTGGTATAATTTCTTCTGAAGGAGTTGGTTCAGGTGAAGGTTCGATTACAGGTTCTGGTTGTGGCTCTTCTGTCACTTCTGGTTCTGGTTCCTCTATCACTACTGGCTCTGGTTCGAATGTTGGCTGAGGGTTTGGGTCTGGTTGAACTGGATCAGGAGTTGGACTTGGAGTTGGATCAGGACTAGGTGTTTCTGTAGGCGTAGGAGTAGGCGTAGGGCTTTCTGAAGGTGTTTCAGTAGGTGTTGGTGTAGGTGTGGGTGTAGGTGTTGGTGTAGGTGTGGGTGTAGGAGTAATCGTTGGTGTTGGAGTTGGACTTGGTGGCGGTGGAGTTAAAGCACTTATAGTTTGAACACTTAAAGGTTGAATAGGACCGTTTTGAGTATATCTTGCACCATATCTAGCATTTCCTGGTGCGTTAGAACTTACTTGATATGTAGGTTGCCAAGAATAATCAACTGGATTAACTTCGGCTAACATTCTTATATAAATAGGATTACCTGATGATTGTCCCCATACCATTACCTTCCAATCTACACATATAGAGGTTGCCGTAGATCCATATCTAACATATAAATTATTTCCATAACCCCATCCTGGACTCCATCCACCTGCTGCACTATTTGGAAATGCATGATAATCAAAAGATCCAATTGATATAGACGGAGTAGGTGGATAGTCCCAAAATGTATAATCTCCTGCACCAAATGTAATAGTTCCTTTTGGACTTACATAAATATTATTTGTATATACTGTTTCTCCCCATTTAAGAGGGGTATTTAAATTCATTAAGAAGGCTTGGTCTCCACCGTTTACCTGATAGGTATCACATGGTGCTGCATTTGCCTGAGCCTGTTGTGGCGTGCAAGAAAGAAATAGTATTGATGCTACTATAAAGACAAAGAATGCTCTGCGAAGAGTCCTAAAGTTATTAATTTAATAACTACCCCCAATGTGAGATAGTACTATTATAACATTTTATTAGATTAGTTTAAACTGATCTAGGTATTCCAGTGCTTCTTTTGGTGGTTCTGGTCTAATAACATTGTTGTTAACAAACAGTTCTTTTGATCTATCTGATTTAGGTCTATCTGCAAACGTATGAACTTCAACTTCTAAATCAATACTTTTTGGAGTATTGGCAATTGAACCAAATACAGCACCACAAACTGCGTCCGCTAAGTCTTTAGACTTTTTACGAGGATGATCAACTCTATCATTCTTCATAATTTTTAACTCAGTTAACTCTTCAAACAATAATTCAATTGAAGGCATTACTAATCTTTCTTCATAAATAAGCATTGCCATATCTTCATAATGCTTTTTAGCAACTGAAACAGTATCCGTTCTCATTCCAACTGCCTTTAGTTCATTTTGAATATCAAATGATTGCCAACGATCAAATGTTACCAAACCTATATTAAAACCAGTTCTTCTTAAGTTTTGAATCCATTGCTTTACTTCTGATAGGTTTACTGGACCTTCTACTTTAGGTTCCCACCAAACCACTGCATCCACAACAACAATAGGAGCAACCTGTTCGTAATCTTTGATTACTTGAACGTTAACCCACTTTTCTACGTGAGCAATGGCTACAGCACACTTGTCATGCTTTTGTGCCAAGTCAGCGTGAACATAATAGGTCTTATCTGGATCAGGTTTAAAGGCTTCATCAAATCTTTTAAAATTATCTATAGGGTTTCTACCAGTCATGCAGGCTCTAACTTTTTCTACCTGCTTGAAAAACGCATCTGATGAATAGGTTGGAACGCATGCAAAACGCATCATTGCATCCCCAAGATCTGTATAGAAGGCTAACTTAAAGTCATCAATCTTCCTGGTTGGGTTAACTTCCCATGTTGGTCTTTTTAATGCAAATACCCCAGGATATTTATATGAAACAATTTCATCTTCTTCCCACGAAATCTCAAATGTATTTCCTACTTCATCTTCTGGTAATGCTGGATTTAAAACAAACTTATGATTTTTTTCAATAACATCTTTTTCTAAAACAACATCATCATATCTTTGAGATATAAAATCTCCTACATACCTTGGAAAAGATAACAATACAACTTTCCCTAAATCTGGAAAACGAGAATCTACTGAGCCGCGAAATGCTTTATAAATATTTTCTGCAGTTTTTCCTTGCTCATTTCCTGTACCAACTTCAGAAACAAAACCAGAAATCTCATCAAGCACTGCAAGCAAAAGATTTAAACCCTCATGTGATTCTCTTTCTGAATGTCCAGAATAAACTGTAATAGATTTATTAAACTCTACGCTATCTGCCTTTGCGTAAAACTTTCCTATAAACCATGGAGACTTTTCAATCTTAGTTTTAAAACCTTTAAAGAAAACGTTCTTAGCCTGTTGTGCGTTAATAGCAACGTTAATTAAATCAATAGCATCTCCTGATGGTTTACCAAAATATTTAGCAGGATCTTTTAAACAAAGTAACTTATAAACAATATAAGCACAAGCAACTGTAGAAGTAAAATCTTTACCACTACCTTTACCTAACTGAAGAATGATTTCATTTTTAGTGTACTTGTTATAATATTCTGTACCTTCTTTTTCACCCAATAATTCTATCAAATCTTCTTTTCTATAAATCTGACTCATAGCCTCAACTATGTCATACTGAATTTTAGATAGTGCGGGTTGTCCTAAGTAATCTTCATGTTCAATAAATGTTTTAGCATCTACTGGGATTTCTTCAAATGGATTATCTTTTAATACTTCTAAAAAGTCATCAAACATCATGGACAACTGTAACCACTTCGCTTTCTCTAGCAATAGTTGAAAGTCGTCTCATGATTTCATCACGAACCTGTGGATACTCAGAAGCAACATCTTTTAATATGTTCATAAGCACTTCTTGTTTTCTTTCTATTTGTACCATTTCTTCTGCCAGTTCTTTATTTTCTAAAAGCCCTGCTTTTTGTAACATATCAATTCTTCTAGACTCAATGTCTAATACTAACTTAATTCCCTGACTCTTTGCATTTAGGTTAGCCGTTGTTGTTGCATCTTCAATAACCTCATAAGCCTTTGTTATTAACTTGCTGTAATGAGTATCTGCTGCAACCAATGCCTCTTTTGCTCGTGCACGAATTGCATCATTAGCGGAAGCCATCACTTTCCACTCATTAATTAAACTAACTACCTGTTGTCTTGGTATTGCAAGTTGTTTAGATATTCTTGTAGGATCATTTCCCTTTAAATATTCTTCAACAACTTTGTTTACCTGATCTAAATGTTGTACCAAATCTTGCTCAGTTGACATTATTTTTTTCCTTATACATGTCATAAAGCATATTTGCCCAAACATGATGGAACGCTGTACCGTAATGTCTGCCGTCTCTAGCAACCATTGTGTATTTATCATCCTTATGGTTTTGTGAATATTCAAATACTTCTTTTTCAATTCTTTGCATTTGCTCAACATCAGTAGTAATACTGTAATTATCTAAATTGCACAATCTAAGAAATGCATCTGTTCCTCTGACATAAGAAAATATATGCAATTCTATATTATGTGATTTACAGTATATTTCCAAAAACATTAAATATTGATACATATAGATATATAATGTGTGAATAAATACTGACAAAGTTGTATCTTGTTTTACAATAGAGTGTCTATAGTTATCATTAATTGCATAAAATGTATCAATTGGTCCCATAGGTTTATCAAATTCTGCTGTACTATCTGAATTTAATGCATAGAACCTGTTTAAATCTGGTAAATCTAAAAATATTACATCTGGATTACCATACTTATCTATATACTTAAAAGTAGTTGCAACAATATCAAATATGCTTTTTCCTGGAGTACCAATATTGTAATAACCAGAAACGTTTTCTTTTTCTGATATTAACTTATGTAATAAATAAGACCAAGTCTCACTTGTATACAACCCCTGTCCATAAGTTACTGAACAACCGTTAAAAAGAATATGCTTTCCGTCATGATCTTTTTTAAACTCATCTGATCTGTACCCTTGTTTATTGGGAACAAAATCATCTTCTGGAAAATCAACCCATAACTGACTATCATCTAATTTTTTAGAATCTCTATACAATCCTGCAATTAAATTATTCCATCCAGTTAACTGTCTTGAAAATGGAAGTTCTACCTTTTCATTTTGCAACAATGTTTTATAACTTTGTTTTGCAGTTTTTGTAAATTCACTATTAAGAGTTTCATACAAATTAACACCATCTTGTACTGGTAAAGGATGGTACTCTCTAGAATCTTCTTCAGAAGGAAATGCGTTATTGTACATATCTTCTTCTGTTCTTTTGTAATTTGGGTCAAACTGATCTTTCATTTTGTAACTCCTTCTTGTTGTAAACTTTTGAAACCTTTAATAAAATTAAATATCCTATCAAATCATCTAAATCATTGTCTCCATAAAACTCAGAACCTCTAGAAATTCTGGACAACTTATCATCAATTCTTATTTTTATTTGCTCATCTGAACTTGCTTTAGAAAATAGTCTAATTGGATCAAGGGCAGAATCTCCATATGATTTATTTTTTTCAATAAGCATATTTTTTATATTATCGCAAACATCAGCAATTGTATGTTGGGTTGAAGTCTTCATCTTTTTGATTTCCTTAATCCAAACTTAGCCAAGTAAACGTATATTGTTTCAACACTACATCCACACTCCTTGGCAATTTCTTCTGGCGATTTTCTATCCATAAGATATCTCTTACGCATAAAAACTTCGCTACTATACATTTTACCAGAAGCCATTTTATTCACTATCCTCTGTATCAATAATATCATAGTTATAGGAGTTAGAGTCTTCTGTGACCCACTTATTGTACCCCTCAACATCCCAAGCATTAGTATTAATCAATCTATCTATTACTAATGATTTTTTAGTAACAAACGATGGTTCGTATAAACGAACTCTATTATTTGGCTGTATAGCAAAATTTCCATCATCGCGTTGAATAACATGCCCACATTTATGCTGCCCTGGATTTTCAGAGTATCCGTCATTTAATATATTGCTATCTGGATTGTGCCAGTCTAAAGTAAACAAGTACTTTCCAAATATATTTTGTTTAGTTCTGTCTAAATAAGACATCTTCATATTACTTAAATTTTCAAACTTAGTTACTGATATATGTGAACTAAAAGAATTCCAAAGAACTAGATTATATAATGGTTGCTCTGGGGTATCTGGTTTAGTACAAAAAGCGTTAATTGGCATTCTCCACCAAAGGCCGCCATCTTCCATCAAGAAATGAAACAATGGACTTCTTGACTTTACACTTGACACACCAAAAATTACCACAGGAAAATATTGATCATGAGAGTCCTGTTGATCTCTTAAAAAATTACCTCTAACATAACATTCTATTGGTGGAATGTTTGCATTTAATTCTGGCACTATTCCTCAATCCTCATGGCTTTATTCCAATTATTAATAGCCCAATGACCTATGCCACATGCATCAGCCACATCATTGTCACTTATATTTTTATCATATATGGTATTAACAAACCTTATAGTTCTTTCTTTCCTTAAATTTCTTTCATATGTTTTATACCAAGACTCTGATTTACCAGGGTTTTGAGTTGCTATTAATACTCTTTCTTCTTTTGATATCTTCTTATTACCTATAAAGTTTTGCCATGTGATTGGTGATACTGATCCTATTGTTGATACCCCGCAAATTTTAAGGGCACCTATAATAGCACCCTGAACTAATGCTAGGTCTGCTGCAGTCTTTGGACTGTTCATAAACACTGTATGCTCTATCACTACAGCATCTATATCATAAAGATCAAACAAGGCTTGAGTTTTTATGCAAGCATCTCCAACTTTTTCATATGTTGTGTTACCAGTAAAATTGATCTTTCCAAAAAAACCAAGTTGTTTATTATTATAAACAGAAAAAGCCAAACTATTTGTGCTTGCATCTATTGCACAAATATTATTAGGCATAATCTCTATGCCCCATTTATTCTTTGTCATTAATAATAATCCTCATTTTTTTTAAAGCCTTAACAACTTCTACTGGATTAATTAAACAAAAAGTACATATTGGTTCATCATTATATATTGACAAATCATTACCACAATTTTTGCACTTTCTAGTCTTACCAATTCTTTTTTGTCTACGTGAAATAACATATCTTTCAGCAATTTTTTCTTTAGTTGCAGCCTCTCTGCATTCCTCAGAACAATATATTTGATATGTTACTTTTGCTTTAAATTTATTTTCACACCATTTACAGTTCTTCACCAAGGTTCTCCAAGGAATCTATTTTAATAGTTCCCGCCTCTGCTTCAGAACATGCTTTTTGAATTGGACATCTTGCACAAATTTTTGAGTTAGATCTATAATTCCTTTTAGGAATAGTTTGATCAACCCATGCTTTGCGAACTGTCCTCATCCAATCAAACGCCTGGTTAACCCACCTGCGGTAATGATCGTTTAGTTCAATAGGAAGTGTAAGCAATTCATGATTATTTTTATTTTCATAAATCAATACACCCTTATCTTTTTTAAACACTTTCATATAAATAAGAACTTGTTTTAGATGATCCATCTTTGGTTTTCTATGCATTTTTCTATATTCAAAACCTTCGTTTGGCACAGTTTTAATTTCGCCAACAATGTCAGTTCCATTGTAATGTAACATAGCATCTGCAAATCCATTAATAGGAGGGTCTTCAGATCTTACAGCCAACTCCATTGCTGGATGTATTTGTTTATTATACTTTCTTGGCTCTGGATCCATTTCTAAATCTTCAGCAAGAACACCAGACTTTAATAAAGCATCTTGAATTCTACCGTGACTTAGATTACCACCTGTTCTATTAGCAACACCGTAAGCATCTGCGTTATCTTCCCACACAGTTCCTTCAAAGGCTAAATACCAAAATCTTGCACACTCACCATGGTTCCATACTATTGTTGATGGAGAGAAACTATATTTTTTTGCATACTTAGGTTTTAAGTTTGCAGTATATCCTTTTTCAATTGATTCAATTAGACCTTTAGTAAAGTCTACATCGCCATTGTGTATTTCTTTTTTAATCATAACTTGCTGTAATAAATTTTTCATGTTTGTCCTTTTAATATAGTATAGCAGACTATCGCGTAATGTACTTAAGTGCAGAAACTAAATCATTAATTGACTCTGCAGCAGTATAATATATATTCTTTTTTGCTCTATCGTTTTTATCAACATTGGTCATCCAAGTTGCTTTAAAGGACATCTTTGCTGCAATTGCCTGCAGTCTAACAATTTCTATAGTTGCAACGTTCATTGGTATATCTGGTTTAATGATAACCTTTGCAATAAATGTTAATGCTGTAGTTAGTTCTTCATCTTGCATATACTCTGCTATTTCAGCAAGACCATTAACCATTTCTATTGTTGTTTTGCCATTTTCAGTTTCCAAAACCAAAGCCTCCATTGTCATCTTCAATTATTCCTATTTTTTTGCCTTCTTCGTGATACTGTATCCAACTTTGTTGAAACCTTGGATGTTGATTTAAATCATCAATATATTTATTTCTTACTTCAGGATAACGCTCATTGTCCAGTGGATTTTCATCTCCTGTAAATCTATAATTATCTGGAGGACAGTAATCAAAACTAACTATCTCAACATACTCTCCAGGCTTCCAATGTCTTTTTGGTCTCCAATGCACTTGATTAACTGCACTAAATACCATAGCATCCCCATTTTTAAGATCATAATGTTCACCATCTATTACTAGTTGCCAGTCATCTACGTTACCGCCAATTTGATAATTAAAAGTAACTAAGTTTTCATCAGCATCAATGTGAGGTGGAAGAGATGGTGCGTACTTTCTATCACCATATTGCATATCATATTTAATATAATTATAATGACATAATTTTATTTCTTCTTTATAAACTGGCTTAGCATATGAGTTCATTACGTCTTCTATTTCTTCTGGACATTCAAACTCTATCAACTCTCTTGACATTATTTTTATTTTTTTAGGATAAAATCTATTCATTGCAGATATTATTTCATACTCTGATTCAACAAGATCGTCAACAACTATACTTCTATTTGCTTCAATAACATCTCTTAATAATTTTGATTGACTTTCAGTAAAAGGTTTTTCTACATAAAACGGAAGTTTTGTGTTGTATTTATTAAAGTCTGTTAAAAAATTATGTATGTTGGTCATTAGTTTAATACTTTCATTGGGTTTTTACTATTGCCTGGCGTTAGATCCCACATATCATACTTGTAATCTCTTCTACTTAATATTTCTTTTTTCTCTTCTTCAGACTTAAAGTTGTCATATTTTGGTACAAAATGTAAGAACAATGCTTCTAAAAATTCTTCATCTTTAAATTCTTTCTTTGGTCTCCAATGAACTTGATGTGTGCCAGAAAATGTTAAGGCTTGATTATCCTTTAGATTAAATAATTGTTCAGACTTCCAGTTGTCAACCACTATGTCCCACGAAACATTTGACTTAAGTTGTACGTCTACTGTAAATCTTTTACCAGCAAAGGCTTCGTCTATGTGTGGATAAAGAAGTGGGTTAAACAAAATTTTCTTATCATCGGAAACTGTAACTTGATCTTTTAAAACATCGTATTCAGCAAGTATTAAATTTTTCTCTAAAATGTCTTCTGACATTTTGATTTTCTGATATCTAGAAAAGTTATATTCAGAAAGGACTAAGCCCTCTCCGACAATACTTTCTGCAGTCTTAGTAACCTCATCTATAATGTCTTGTGGTAATTGTATGTGCCAACTTATATAACTTAGGTATTGTTGAAAAGTTGTATGATTTGTATTTTCTACAATATCATATAATCTTTTTATTTGATCTTCTGTAAAAAAGTTTTCTACAACTACGTTAGGAGCATCTTTATAATTCATTTGCTTACTTTATCTCTACTGGTACTGGTTGTCTTTCTATGCCAGTTTTTTCTCTAAACCTGTGAGACCAATATTCTAAAATTAACTTTTGATCTTTGCTCCAAGGTCTATGATCAGCATATTTAAAATGAACAAATAACATATCTACTTTATCTGTATCTGACAATGTTTTATTTTCTCTCCAATGTACTTGCTGAGTTCCAGCAAAAACTAAACCATCGTTATTTTCTAAATTAAAAGACTCACCTTCTACTACAACTGCCCAAGGTGTAGTAGCATTTAATTGTATGTCAAGGGTTATTCTTTGTCCATCTTTTTCATGAGTATCAAAATGTGGAAATAGTTTTGGTTCATAACCATACTCGCGAGAATATCTTGCAAAAGATAATTCACTTAAAATCATTTGTTCACCCAAAAGATTGCTTATCCAGGTAGTTAAATATTTTTGTAACTCTTCATTATAAAAATTCCAAGCCCTGTGTCCAACAAAATCTTGAGTAATAAAGTTATTCTTTACTCTTTCAACTTCCTGATAGATAATTTTATTATGTTCTTCAGTAATCATATTTTTGTAAACAAATACTTCAAAATCTCTATTTGGTACAATTCCTTTTTCTAACTCTTCATTATATATTGCTGGATCAAATGGCATTATTGTTTTCCTTCCTGAAAAACTTCATTTACTTTTGCTTCCCAACTATCTTTGCCGCCCCAATTATTCAATGTGTGTTCTGATAAACCAATAGGATCCAAAGCAATTCCTGATTCTTTTTGATATTTTAATTCCCAGTAACGCATAATATTTTCTTGATTAGGGCTTAGTGGTCTATTATTTTCATATTTAAAATGTGCAAAAATAGCAGCACAATAATCTGATTTGTTAAAATTATATTTTTCTCTCCAGTGTATCTGTTGGGTACCAGAGAAAACCACTCCTTCATTTAAGTTTGTTTTATATTTTTTATTTTCAATAACTAGGTTCCAATCAATATTTGAATCAATTTCAACTGACACTGTTACTCTTTGTCCATCTTTAGCATGATTATCAAAATGTGGATAAAGTTTTGGCTCATACCCAAACTCTGGAGAATATACACATAATTCTACATCAACTAATATTACCTTTTCTCCAAGACCTTTGCTGACCACTTCTTCAAGTCTTTTAGTTATTTCTGGATAACGAACAACCCATTTTCTTTGACCAGCATACCCAACTGTTATATAGTAATGCTCAAACCTTTTATAATGATGCTTTAATGTGTTAATATGTTCTTCAAGAAAAACATCTTTAATTGAAAACACTTTAAAATCTTTATTATCTACAAAAGCATTTTCTAACTCTTCACTATATACTGCTGGATCAAACATTTTTTATATAATCCTATTCTCTGTTTGTTGGTTTTTGAAAGAAAAAGAATAACATGTTTACATAATCATCTTTTTGAAAAGTTTTTGGTGGTCTTCCATGATACTGCTTGAATGGTCTAAGAAGAACTCCCTGATTATCTACTAGTTCATAGTTTGTTCCATCTATTGTAATTGGCCATTTTGTAGTGGACGCCAATTGGTAATCAATTAAAGTTGTGTCAAGTTTTGAATCAAAGTGACCATTAAGTTTTGGATTTCCTGTGTTTGAAGAATATTCTGCATAGACTGTACTTATATATTCACAATCTCCATATTGTTCTTTAATTATTGTTTTTAATTTTTCAATAATGTATTCTGGTGTTGGAAGTATTTCAGCCATCAATCTGCCATTATCTCTGTCGATCATTACTACATTATCTTGATTTATTAAAGAACCATTTTCATCTACTAAAATTGAAACGTGTGGTCTAGTCTCCATTTCGTGTTGAACCATAAGAGCAAGATCTTCACGTTCTTTTCTTGTAAATAAATCATTAAATACTATATTTTCCATATTACTATTATACCCTATCCGTTAATTGTTCTAGTATATCCATCTCAATAATGGCTAATCTTGTTTTGTTATTACCCTGTCCTAAAACCACAACTATTGCTGGATCCATGTTTTTCTTAAGAGCATCTGTCACAGCCTTAGCCCAAACCTCTTTGTTTAAAGTAAAAGACTTAGACACTTCCTTAAAATCAATTACAAAGTTATTCCAAGAAGCATCACCCTTTACGGTGTTTCTTCCTGAGTTCTTGTGCTGCTTGGCACCTATTCTTTTACTTTCGCTCTTCTCGCTCATAATCCTTCTTTCTTTTATGTACCAGCGTTACTTTGCTCAAGTGCTTTTCTTTACACATCCATGTTAATTCTTTAGTCTCTGCATATGACCTCAAGGTTGATACTATGGCCTTGCAGGTATGGCAAACAAATTTACCATTATAAAGAGTATAGTTAGACACTAAGTTTATTCTTAATCATATCTTGAAGATCAAGGTCCTCTCTTACTCTATCAATAAATCCTTCTCTACCCTGAATTTTTGTACCGTCTTCAAGTTGATACCAAGCACCAGTTCTATTAATTATGCCTACAGACTCTGCGGTATCTACAAGATCACCTATGGCATCTACACCAAGGCTGTCTCCTCTAAAGTAAAAGTCATATTCTCCTGATTGAAATCCTGGAGATGTTTTTGAAAACTGTAGTTCCCATTTTATTTTTCTTCCAATTTTTTCTTCTATTAACTTATCACCAATCTGAATCTTTCCTTTAAGTGCCTGATTATCTGATTCAGAAGAAAATAGTTTAATGATACAAGAAGAGTAAAACTTTGTAGCCTGACCACCTGATGGTTGTTGGCTAGTATACATTGCATTAATGTTATTTCTTGATTGAGAAATAAGAACTAACAATGTTGGCTTTACTTTATTATTTGCATAGTTTAACATTTTCCAAGCATTACTAAAGTCACGAGATTCAGCACCAATTTGCTTTGTGTTTTCCAATGCTTTCATTTCATCAGTATCTTTTTCAAAATAGATTGCAGGAAGCATGGATGTTATTGAGTCAACAACAATTAAGTCAACTCCAGCATTCATTAGTCCAACGCCAACATCAACCATATCGCTAATAGTTCTTGCTTGTGAATAAATAAGTTTTTCTGGATCAACGCCAAGTGATTTAGCCCAATCTTCAGAGTATGACATTTCGGAATCAATCCAAGCACAAACCTTTCCTTCTTTTTGTGCAAGAGCAATCATTTGTAAACACATAGAAGATTTTGCAGAAGACTTGCTTCCCCAAATTAAAACCTGTCTACCGTATGGAAGTCCTCCACCAAGTGCACGATTTAAACCAAAACTAGGTGTAGGCTGATACTCAAAATTTACCCCAACTCCGTTGCCAAGTCTTTTACGTAACTTAGGATCTAACTGTGCTAATACTTCTTCTACGCTAACCATTGATATCCTCCAAAATTACGGTTCCGTCTTTTGTTTTACCTAAAGTAAATTTATATGCATGTCCTTCTTCTAACTTCATATATGCTTGTGCAAATGATGTTGGAAATACCATAACTGAATGTAAATCTCTTGATGTATCTGCCAAAGTTAGTGATGCCATTTTTTTGCCTGCTTTTGTTGTTCTAGGTTTAAATGATACCACATACATTTCTTCGTCTGTAAATGGCAACTGCTTATAGTTTAAGAATTTAACTAATGCATTTGATGATCCCTTAATTTGATCAACTGGTATTGCAGAAAGAATTCTATTATCATTAACCAGTACCAAATATGTTTGCCCAGTTTCAATAGTTGTTTGCTCTTCATCAAATATTCCAACACTGCCAGTTTTATCTAAGAAATCAACCCTAGACCAACCCTTACTTCTTTTAATACTTTTTGCCATACCCATAATTACAAATGAACCTTTTTCATCATAGTCTTCTATTTCTTTTATAAAAGCGTGATAATGTGCTGGAAGTGTAACGTTAAACTCTGGTAAGTTTAAAACTTCGTATAAGTTTTGACGAATGTCTTCATCGTTTCTAGGGTTGTCAGAAAAAGTAGCAGCACCAATAAGTTTTAATGCATTTAGTGCTCTACTATTTACACCATTGCCTTTAGTAAAAGTAAACTCTTCTAATTCTTTATATGAACTAAACGGTCTAGCATCAATATACTTTTTAGCAATATTATCAGATATGTATTTAATAGCAGAAAGTCCAAACCTAATTCCTTTACCCTCAATCTTAAAATCTATATCAGAATCATTAATGTGTGGTAACTTAACTGGAATGCCCATTCTTTTTGCTTCAATTAAATATTCAGTACGAGTATCTTTGTTGCTTTCATTTTTAAGCAAAGCAAACATAAACTCAAGTGGATAATAATACTTTAACCACGCTGTCCAATACGAGAGCGTAGAGTAAGCAACCGCATGAGACTTGTTGAACGAATATCCCGCATGTGCTTCAAAATCATGCCAAAGATCACGAGCAACGTTAGGAGCAACATACTTAGAAGCACCCTCAACAAACTTTTCTTTAAAAACATCAAACTCCCTTGCATCTTTCTTTTTACCAATAATCTTTCTAACCTTGTCTGCATCTGCCATTGTCATACCGCCAAGATGTACGCAAGCCTGCATAACTTGTTCTTGATATAAAACACATCCGTATGTGTCAGATGTAAACTCTTTCATTACTTGATGAACATATGATACATTTTGTTTTCCATGTTTACGAGCCAAGTAATCTTTACCAATAGTATTCATAGCACCTGGTCTAACCAACGCGTTAGATGCAGCAAGTTCATTTAAATTCTTAACACCCATCTTAACTAACAAGTTTGTATATGGTGTCGCTTCACATTGAAACACACCTTTTGTATATCCATCAGAAAGCATTTCATAAACTTTAGCATCTTCCATATTAATTTTTAATGGATCTATATCTACATAATGATTTTCTTTAATCATATCTATAGCATCTTTAACAACACTTAGCGTCTTTAATCCAAGTGCGTCTATTTTAATTAAACCAATTCTTTCTGCTTCTTCCATATCAATACCAACTACTGGAATTCTTTCGTCACTTCCAGGTGATGATCTTGTTTCTAATGGTGCGTATCTAAAGATTGGATTTTTGCTTGTTACAACACCAGCAGCATGAATACCAGTACCACGAATTCTTCCACGCAGTTGTTCTCCATAAATCTCTACTTCTGGATATTTTTCTCTAAACCAATCTGTTGATCTTGAACTGCAGTACTCTTCCCAAGTATCTACTAACTTTAAAACTTTGTTAACATCTGACAAAGGAATATTTAAAACTCTCGATACGTCTCTAACAACACCTTTGTCTTTAAATTGTAAAAATGTAGCAATAGATGCAACGTGTCTATATTGTCTAACTAGATAATCTTTTACTTCATCACGACGTGAATCTTGAATATCTGTATCAATATCTGGAAAGTCATTACGTTCTGGATTAATAAATCTAAAGAAAAGCAAACCATGTTTAATTGGATCAATGTCTGTAATATTTAAAGCGTAGCACAAAAGTGATCCAGCAGAAGATCCTCGACCTGGACCAACCATAATTCCTTCTTTTTTAGCCCAGTTAATCATGCTCTGTACAACTAGAAAGTATGGACCAAACTTTTTGTCTTTAATTATTTCCAACTCTTCATTAAGTCTTTCTACATATACAGGGTCATCTAACAAACCTTTATCTTTCAAACCTTGCATTGCAATGTCTTTAAGTTCTTTATCTGGGTTTCTGTATTGAACTGGCAATAAATCTAAGCCCTCTTGTAGGTCATATTCTTCTACCTTATTAGCAATCTCTATAGTATTAGAGTATATGTCTTCTCTGAATATGCCCTGCTTTTCCATGGCAGATTTAATTTCTTCGTAACTTAACAAATGTATGTCAAATTTATTAAATGTTATCTGTCTATCCTTACCGTACAGATAATCTAAACGCTCCATCATATCTTTATGCTTTTTAGACTTATCGTATGTATGATCTTTTTCTACTTTAGCATGTGTGTTTAACAGCAGTTTAAATTCTTGCACTTCTCTTTGTTCTTTGCAACTATGGTGACAGTCTGGGGTAACAACTACTTTTACACCAAATTCGTCAGCAAGAGCAATAAGTTGTTTGTTTATCTCAGCAGCATTATGTGGCATTACTTCAATATAATAATCATCTCTAAAAGTATCTTTAAACCATTCAATGTATTTTTTTGCTACTGCAAATGCATTTTCTTCCAAGGCTTTAACAAGCACACTACTTGGACAAGCAGATGTAACTATAATACCTTCTGAATATTGTTTTAATATTTCAAAATCAAATCTTGGTTTTTTAAAATATCCTTCAGTCCAAGCGATTTCATTTATTTTATTTAAGTTTTCTAAACCAACCTTATTTTTAGCGAGAAGGACTATATGGTTATAGACTAAATCAAGTTGACCGTCTCTCTCAGACTTGTCTCTTGTATCAAATCTATCTTGACACATATAGCCCTCTACGCCAAGAATAGGCTTAACGTTCTTTGCTTTTGCACCTCGATACAGTTCTCTATGCCCAGATAAGGTTCCGTGATCTGTGATTGCAATTGCTTGCATACCCAAATCAACTGCACGGTCTATATATTCTTCTGGAGTAGCAACACCATCAAATAATGAATAGTGTGTGTGAACGTGTAAGCCTACATAACTCATCTATTACCAGTCAGTGTTTGTTGACGAAGTAGTAGATGGAGAATCAAACCCCAAGTAGAAAGCCTCTTGTTCTGCATAAGGAACTTTCTTAAGAGCCAATTCTAATGGATGAGGTTCAATACCTTCCCAATTAAACGGTTCTGTATCTGGAGCAGATGGAATAAGAGTGTAACTAGTTTCAGTTCCCTGACCGTTACGCTTTAACTTCCATGTAATATTTGAAATGCTTCCTGTTTCTAAAGCATATTCACGAATTGTATTGAAGGATGATTGCTTGCTTAGTCCCATAGACCAAATTGCAACATATGGTGCTTCAATGCCATCGTCTACAAGAACGTTGCAGTAGAAACGAAGACGGCCTCTCCAGCCAGCCTTTGGATCTTTACGATGCATTTCTTCAGCCCAATCGCGGCCTTCTGTTTCCATTGTATCTACAGCACGACGCTTGTAGTCTTTTGGATTTACGTGTTCTCTAACAACTAGTGCTAGTCCACGTTTTTCATTATAGTTAGCAGAATCTTCATCAAGTTCTTCAATGAATCTGATTTTTGCTGATTGACCATCTGCAAGTTTTAACCACTTTACTTTTGATCCTGTACCTTCATATTTTGGTTTGTCGAGCAGGGCGTTGATATTTTTTAATCCCTTTACTACGCTCATTCGTTCTCCTTTGTTTGTTCTATTCTATTTTAGCATAGCGATTATAGAGTTGTCAAATCTAAATTCAAGTTTCTTTATAGATTCGTCATCCATGTCGCCAATATCTTTGTACTGCTTTTCTAACTTTATTACACCAACACGAGAGCCAAGTTTTTCCATAAGCCTGTCTTTCATGTTACTTCCTGCTTCATCATTGTCTGCAATAACAATAATATCATTAAAATATTTTTTAAGCAACTCTACCTGTTGACTAGATATTGTTGCCCCAAGTGTTGCAACTGCTGGAAATCCAACTTGATCTAATCTTATAACATCAAAAGAAGATTCTACCACATAAACTTTATTAGCAGCCTTAACTCTATTAAGATTAAACAATGTTTTAGATTTTGGCATACCTGGAGTATTTTTAAATTCTTTTCCATCGATAGATCTTCCAACAAAACCTATCATCATTCCGTCTGGTGAGTGAACTGGTATTGTTACCATATCTTGTTTTTCAGAATAACCTAAACCAAACTTAACTATTGATTCTTTAGTTACTTTTCTTTTAGCATAATATTCTATTGCCCTTGAAGACTCTAAAGCCTGATTATTTAATCTTTTAATTATTAACTCGTCAAACTGAACAAAATCTGGTTTAACAGATAACTTTTTATTAATCTGTTTTTCAATATCTATATTCTGTTCTTTGTCTTTAATAAATCTCACGGATTCAAAATATGTTCTACCTGTAATATGCATTACAAACTCAATTAAATCTGCTATTTTATTACAAGAGAAACAAAAAAACATTCCAGTGTTCATGTTAACTTCGCCTGCTGGAGTTCTATGATTATTATGAAACGGACAAAATACAATAAATTCAGAGCCTACTTGTGACTCAATGTTTAAACCTGATCCTTCAATGACTCTTTCGATTTGTTCTTTAGTGTATATATTGGTGTTGCCTGACTTATTCCGTCTATCCATTCACTCTTTCTCTTTCCTACATATATTCCGTATATTGTTATTTCAAACTCAAAACTTTTTGTCTTTAGATTATAGTCTATCGTAAAGTCAGGTTCTATGTCAAATTTTGGCACATAACCAGATAGCCTCATCTCTGATACTAGCAGTTTTACATATTCAGATTTAAGCCTTTCAATGGCTGAATCATCGTGTATGGTTCCACTGAGGTTAAAGTTCTTGATAGGTTTATGATGATAATTGTCCACATACTATTATAACTGCTTATCTTCATAATCTTTGTATCTGTAATACCCTTTATCAAAGTCTACCTGAACAAGGAACTCACCCATAAATCCATTTCTGTTCTTTCTGAAAGCACATTCGATAATGTCACTATTGGATGCACGACCAAGTGCCATTACCCAATCAGCATCATATGCAATCTGTCTAGACCATGCAGTTTGACCCAATGTTGGGACACTGCTCAAATCGTTTACATCGTCTGGAGTTGCAGAAGATATTGCAATAATAGGAATCTCTTCACCAATAGCCATAAGTTTAAGTTCTCTTGAAAGGTTTTTCATTCGTACCGTTTCGTTGTCAGACCTTTGGTTTGGACTCATAAGTTGTAAATAATCAACAATAACAAAGTCTGGTTTATACTGATCTATTTTTCCACGAAGTACTGATGGATTAATCTCTCCACCATTGTCATTTGAGATAATATGAAATTCTGGTTTCCCTGAAATTTTATTTGCATGCCACTTGTTAAACATGTCAAGTTCAATCTCACCCTTGCTTAATTTTCTGTGTGACCAAAGTCCTTCTCCCATGATCGTGTAGACACGATTTCTGACTTCTGCTTCACCCATTTCTAAAGATATGATCAGTGGAGATTTGCCTTGTTTCCAGGCCTGTACGGCAAAATAAAGGGCTAACCAAGACTTACCTATACCTGGGTATGCAAGAAACACTCCCAGTTGCCCTGGCATGATTCCTGACGGTAAGTAGTTATCAAACCCTGGAAGCCCAGTGGTAATTCCTACCAAACCAAGTTCTTGTTGTTTTTTAAGATTTTCAAAATATGCAATAGCAGACTGTAAGTCAGTGACATCAATATCACGTATTGCAGAAGTGTTCTTTTTTAATTCTGAAGTTTTTGTAATAAGATTATTTAAGGCTTCTGTACCTTTGTTATCTGAAACATCAGATGCAGCAGATCTTAATATATCTTTAAGACTATCGTTTAAATATTCAATTTGTAATTCTTCTAAATGATGTTTTGTTGATCCTACATTTTCTACTGGCTTAAAGTCTCTAAATTTTTCTACGACAAGGGATACTGGTGGAACTGAGGAGTTTTGTTCAAAGTATATTCTAATAAAGTTCCAAATATCATTATGGGTTTTTAATAGATTGTCAACATTGTTTTGAAGCAGAACATGTAATTGCTTGTCTTGTAATACTGCAGAAATTACTTTTGCTTCAACATTATTCACTTAACCACTCCTTTGCTTTTTTTCGTCTTTCTAATCTTTCAAAGTTATCTTTTTCTTTATCTATTTTAGCATTCCAAATTTTTTCAGCATTGTATGAAAAATAGTTCCAACTAGGACTTTGTGCTACCTTGAAATAATATTCAAGCAAATCATAGCATGTACCTAAACCGTATGATTCTATAAGAGCATCAGCAGACCACTGCTCTGTCCATTTATTTATTGATGGCTGTTGCCCATACTTAACCTTATGGTGTTTAGCGTATGTTCCTAGCAAAGCCATTCGGTCTTTGCGTTCAGCCACTAATCGATTATTTCTGCTTTTGCTTCGTTAATTTTTTCAGTAAGTTTACTTTCAACAAAACCATAAACTCTTTCAAATGCTTCGCTAGTAGTTTCTCCATCTTTCTTAGAATCTACCACACCAAGATCTAATCTTAGTGATTGAAAATTACCTAGATTTAATGTATAACCAAGAGTAATAGAAACCTTGGTATTATCGTTTTCTTGCATACCCACTCCTTATTGCTAGTTAATCGATTCGTTCCAAATTGGAATAAATCTACCGTCTTCTGTCTTCGTATATTTAAGTATACCATCACCCATTCTTCTAGTCAACTCTTGCGTACTAGGAGTAATATCATTTGTAATTAAATTATCTTTCCTTGGTCTACCTATATGGTACGAAGCAAGTATATCACGTATGTCTTTTACTTGTGATTCTGAATAATATGATCTTACTTGCCATCCTCGTGCCCCGCCTTTTTGTGATCCAGTAGGGAATGGTATAATCCCTCGTCTCATTAAAGATGGCATATATTTTTTATGTCTATTTACTAGTTCAGCCGTTTCTCTAACTGTATATGCACGTTCTCTTTTATTTTTAAAATCAGAAATTAAACAACTTTCAATTCTATCTTTATTAATATTATATACAGACATGATTCCATTAGATTTATTAAAATGATGAATCCTTACTAACTCACCGTTTAAAAACCAAACCTTTTTATTGCCAGGTATTACAGGGGCGAGATTGTATGCTTCGCTCTCAAGATTTCCTTTTCTAACAGCCATGATCCTCCTATGACGCTCTGTGGTGGGTTCATAAACTCTCTTGTCCCACAAGACATGCAATATAATTCTAGATGAAGACGTGAACTATAAAGTCTGTCAAGAAACATTCTTCCCTTACATTTTTTACACTGTAACATTAATTAGGAATTCCAAGTGCAATTATATTGATACCAATAGAAACATTGCCACTTGTTTTAAACTTTACAACTCCATCCACTTTTGACACTGTAACATTTTTTAACACTACAGAAATGTCAGATCCAGCAGAAGTACCATCAATATTTATTGGGGTAGCAGTAACAATTGGAGCATACTTAAATCCAGAATAACTTAAAGAAAATGGAAGTTCGTTTCCAGCACTAACTGTACTATTATTTGCAACCTCTACATATCCACCAACCATTCTCATTTCAGATGATTTCACATCTTGTTTTCCAGAAGATATAGTATCTATTGTTAAATATTTATTAAGTGAAGGGGAAACTTGAGTAGACAATGTATTTAAAGTATCTGCTATTTGATACATATAGGCAACATCAAGTGGTTGACCACGATTTGGGAGAGGTATTCTAGCCATAGTTATTCCATTATACCATTAAAGGGTTTGTTCACTACTAATTAGATATGTAGCAGCATCAAAAGCCTGTTTAACTTGTGTAATCTTTTGTACTCTAAACTTCATATGTGTTGGCCCTGTAGATGGATATGTCATAGAGTATTGAGTACCCTGCGAAACTCCAACCCATGTCCAATTTCCATATGTTCCACCTGTTTTCCATTGAACATAAATATCAAAGTTTTTTATTGACGCTTGCTTTTCTTGTAATATTTTTTCTTCATTAGTTGGATTAGTTATTAAAAGTGCTGGCATAGTCCAAGAAATTCCTGCAAGATGTGCTACATCATTTATAATAACATTATGAGGAATACTCGTTCCTGCAATATCTTCAATGTCAAAACCAACTTCTTCAAAGGTACTAGTTTCTCCAACTTTATAAATTGGTGACCAGTGTGAGGTTCTGTTTTTATCTTCTGACACAACCCTGTATCTTATTTGATAAGACAAACTATCGTTATCTCCTATATAATCAGGAAGATCTTTTTTAAGAATTGTTATTTTTTTAATATTACTATCAACCATTACTCAACATCCACACTAAATCTAAACTCTATGTAGTTGCTAGTATTGGGACTTTTAATTATAGGTAAAGAATCAGCATTTCTTATTACTGAATATCCAGTTAGTCCGTACGCTGGATTTAAATTGTTTTTGCTTTCTATTCTTAAAGCATCTATTGCTACATAATAAGAATCATCTACAGTATTAGCAGTTGATGCACCAGTGAGAACTTGAGCATAAACTTTAATTGTATCAACAGATTTCCAAGGAAAACCCTGAGTTATGTTTATATCTTTAAGTTCTTTATTTACAACAAAATATCTGTTTACATCAAAGTCAAAAGCAGAGTCATCGTTAACATGATCAACCCTTGCTTCCATTTTTGCATAAGCACTAGGAACAGTTGACGCTAAAAACTCTACTAAAATCCTTACTGCAATTTTTGAAGTATCAATATCTGCATCAGTTCCATCTTTATTTAATACACTGAACGCCAATCTAAGTTCATCAGATGTAGAATATTTAGATAAGTCTATTGATGTACCAGACAATTGAATAAAGTTACCCGCTCCAACAAGAGATCCTGCTGACCCAGTAAAAGTTGAAGAGTCCCCTCTCATAACAACCATGTTGTTTAAAAATCTTGATCTTTCATTTCTAAGATATCTAGAGTCATTTAAAAATATAGGGTTGTCAGCGTTTGTTTGAAAAATATCTAATTCTAGGGATTGGCTATTTATAGTAAAAAAATCTTTTATTATATTTAAAATCAAAGGATCGTCTAATGGCTCTGCAACAAAGTTTAGTGTAGTAGACCCATTAACTTTCCAATTTTCAAATTGAGTAAAAGATAGCAACGATTTGCTATTTGATGATCCAGTTATAGGATTAAAGCCTGCAGAGTAAAGGCCAACCTCTGTTATTTCATATCTTTCTTCTGTTGGTAATTCTGCAGTAAGAACAATTTTTGATATACCGTCTTCATTTACTATGCCCTTTGATGAAACTGGAACTCTCAACATCTCAAAATCTAGTTCAGTCTTAGATGAATAATCTGGTAATGTACCACTTACGTATGGTTCCAATGGTCGTGCTCCACATCCAACTGCTATGTAAGAGCCATAAGAGGGAATTTGTCCAAGCAAATATTTAGATATTATGCTTTTGCCTTTATCGGTAATCATTAAAATCTCCTAAGTTATATTGTATCATAATACCCAGTTCCTGAAATTAAGATATTAATCTCTACCTGTTCATCACTTTCTATGTTTACTAATTCTATAACTAAACTTTCATTAGAAGCATCTATATATATGTTTTCTCCATTTGGTCCATTACCAACATTAGGTACTTTTTTACCTAGATCAATTGTAAAGTTTTTAAAATACTCATAAGAGGTTCCAGATACAGGAGCCATAGTATATGAGTTATAGTTTTGTAATATTTTGTTATTATTTTGAATTCCTTCATGCAAAAGAGTAGATCCAAAAACAGTATCATTTCTATCAATATTAATAATTTCTTGACTACCGATTTCTTCAAATATAATATTAGACATTATGTCTATTGATACTTCTTGATCTCCAACAATTATATATTGTGGATCTGCAACCTTAACTAATGAATTATTATTTTTAGAATCATAAATTACCTGTGGTGTATTGGGGGTTGCGTCACTCATCTGAAACCTCATAACAGAATATCTTCATTGTTGGTCCAATTGAAGATCTTGAATATGTAATGTTATATACAACAAATCTTTTATCTTCTGCTGCTATAACACTTTCTTCATTTAAATCTTTATAATATATACTTATCAAATCTCCCAATTGAATTATTGGTGTAGCAAAAATGTCTAGACTAATTGCACTCTTAGGGTCTATTGTTTTGTCAACAATCCAACCAAGCAAGGACTCTGCCTCATCACGTGATTGTACATAGGGAACATCAATAGTAAATTCTTTTGTTCCATACTTTGATTTACTATTTTTTAATTTGTCATATTTATTTTTTGAGATTACATTTGATTGTATAGTTGCATCATCTAAGTATTGTGTTTTAATATTATTTGAATTTTCTTTATAATAGTCATCCACAGTTAATGTGTTGTTAGTTGATTGAGTAAAAGCAACTCCCTGAATTCTTAAATAGTTTCCAGATGTTTCATCCAAGGACAAAGCCGTATCCGTAGCATTAAAAATTAAAAACTCTGCTCCATAAGCATCTGGTACAAATCCTGAAACAGTATATCCCTTAATTTGATTAAAGGTTGGAGATATTTTTGAATATAATGCTGGATATGCTTTGTCAAACTTAACATTAAAATATGCACACTCTCTCATTATTGATCCAAATTCATCAAAATAAAAATTGTAAGATGGTGGCTCTGCTGGACTAATTCCAGATAGATGTGTAGACTGAACTACTGAACTAAGAGCATGTTTTCTAAATGCTTCATTAGAGGTTAACTCTTGATTGTCAAATATTTTATTAAAAGGGACATCTAAACTTTCTTCCATATTTTTTGCATAGTTACTGCCAAGTGCAAATATGTTTTCGAACATAACCTTTGATGTTCCTCTAGTAAAAATACACATATTGTTATAGATTGGAAGTGGACTTGCGTCATCTACAATGGCAACTATGTTATTATTTATATACAAATAAAATTTTCTTGTTTGGTTTATATCTAGATATTCAACTGCTATATCGTATACTGTTGGATTTTCTTCACCTGTTAATCTATATTGACCAGTAAAGTTACCGTCGTCAACTAAAACATTTGTTGAACCAGACCAAAGTTTTACTGGCACTCCAAGGTTTCCTTCGCTATCTTTTCCTACTTTATAAAACAATAAATTAGCAATGTTAGATCCATTACTATACTTTTCTATATTGTTTTCTGTTAGTGCAACAATTTCAAAATAATATCCAACGTTGGTTGATGGATTAACCATAATTCCTAACCCGCCAGAACCACCACCAATACTGATATTTTGAGATGGCTCACTTCCTGGAGATACGTAATATGTCATACTTCCTACAGGTGATTGACCTCTAACTTCATTGTTTTCAATATTACCGATTATTCTTAGTCTAGTTCCAAAATGTTTAAACTTGTTGTTTAATGGCTTATACACATAGTTAATGTAATCAATAGGTTTCTGTTCAAAAGTAAATGAAGGGCCAGTCATAACTAAAGCAGAAGACTGAACACTGCCAGACTTGTTATTTATTGAATTCTTATTATCATATTCTGAAACATAAGAACTTGACAAAAAGTTTTTAATCTTACTTGTTCTTGTAGTTTGTTTTGCTATATTGTTACTTATTCCAGCAGGGCCAACAACAACAGTTTTATCTAAAACTTTATCTGAAAACAAGTACTCAGAATACATATTGCATCCTCTAACGTTATCGTTATTAACCCAATACGGATCTAGTCCTGCATAATGATTGGTAATTTCTGTACCAAACTGTGCTCTTCCATTTTTAATAACATTGCCATTTTTTAAAATCTTGATTCCATTTTTTTCTACATAGTCCAGTTCTGTGTAAATTCTTATTAATCCAGTTGGATACATCTTTCCATTAAATGGAAGTTGTGAAAAATAATTTTCATAATCTTGAACGTTTGTTATCCATAGATTACCAAATCCTGAAACATTATATTCAACAGCATCGTATCTTATAACTTCTCCGTTTGAATAAAAATAACCATTATAGTTTCCTAACCAATATACATTTTCTCCAAGATCTATTGTATTATTAATTAAAGTATTGTTTTCAATTACTGGAGCAATATCATTTAATGAAGACGCAAGTGGTATTGCTGAAAGAATATAAGAAGACATGGTGCTTGCTGATTCATTAACAGTTTTAGTATTATTTTTTCCAGACACTTCCCACAAAAGTGTTGGCTTGTATACCCAAGTTTTTTCTTTATCTAAAAGAGTTGCTTGCTTTATTGATCCCAAAGTTTTTTGAATGTATCTAGTTGTATAGTTAATGTTTCCTGAATTTAAAACTTTTGTATCTACAAGAGATGCATTAATTATATTTTCTTTTTTATTAACAAGGACATTGTTTGAACCGTAAAGAACCATATCTACTGATCTATCATTTATTTTTGGAACAGTATAGTTTTTACTCATTACGACTAAATCATTTTCCTCATTAAAGAACATTGAAGACTGAGAAGATACTGCTAAATCATTTAAAACTTGTGCAATGTTTTTTTCGTCATTACAAAAAAAGAAAGGAATTACTAATTCTTTTTCATTGTCAATTTTTTTAAATTTATAATTAGAAAATCCAGCATAATCTAATAAAAGAGAAATTGCAAAATTAACAGAAACGTTAGTTAAAAATAGGTTAGGGGCATTTATTTGTTCTAAGTAAAAATATAAATCTCTTAACTCTACAGAAGTTTTTCCATTTTTTATGTCTGTTTGTGGTATGTTATCTGAATAAAACTTTTTTAATGGTATGTAATTATTATCGTTAGATCCAGTGAATACCTCTTCATAAAAACTAAACTTAACATTATTATTTAAATATTGAGAAATTATGCTTAAGTTATTATTTTTATTGAATGCTAAAGATGGATCAATAATTTCTAAGTTTCCACCAGAAGCCAATAATTGGCCAACTGGTAAGCCGTTTAAATTTAAATCAGATATAGACTTATTTAATGTGTAGTTAATAACATTATCAGTAATGTCTGCTACTAGTCTAGGAGATAACTCTATTAACTCAAAAACACTATCAAATTTATTCATGGTTGTTACAATAACTCTTAAACCATCTATATATTCAAATTGGTTATATTTAATATTTTTTTCATTGTTATCAAAATAAGAAAAAGGTGAAGATAACTCTGTAACTAAAGATGATTTATCTACTTCTTTTTCTAATAAAGACCAACCATAATTTGCTGCAAATTCGTCATACCCTAGTCCATTGTATACATACAAAGTTCCTACTTCTCCACTAAAATTATCTCTTACTAAAAATGCATCTCCATAATTTCCTGTTAATGGTAATTGTGAACTAGATAATAAAATTGTTATAAAATTAAAACTGTCTTTATATTTTAATGGAGTAACAACTCCATACTTTAATTCAACATGTCCATCAGATTTGATTACTTTACTTCCATCACTTCTTGTAGAATTTTGATCAAAACTAATTAAATCTGTCCAAATGTTATTTCTTAGTTTTTGTACTTTCCATACTAAAGGTGTTGTTTGATTTTCATATCCATAAAAGGGATCACTTATAGTTCCTGAAACTGTAGAAAACGATCCAAGATCAGTGCTTCCTACGTTAGTTTGCATTTTGATAACTATTCTGTTAGTTGGTATACTATTTTTATATACTACAAATGGTGCAACATCATCTATATAATTTTTACCATTTGATATATTTTTTGCTATACCTCTTTCAATTCCATCTTCAGTTCTATAAGAACTCCAATATTTAAAATAATCTCTTTTGTCTGACATATAATATCTTGGTCTATCTGATAAATATGAATTAGGATTATGAAAATATTTGTTATTAAAATATCTTATTTTATTAATTCCAGATCGTGGTCTAAATTTACCAAAACAATCTTCTAATGAAAATAGTTGAGATTCTTTTTCTCTATTTGAAACAAATAGTTGTGGTTCGTTATCATCATCAACACCACCATCTACAATAATATCTGCATCCGTTGCATTAGTATAAAAGTTTCCAGTATCCTTATAATCATATGAATCAAAAATTTGTTTATATTTAGATAAGTTTTCTAATGGTCTATATCTATAGTTGCCTATTTTTAATAAATTTTCTGAACTATTTAAATTCCATTCTGCTAAAACTAAACCTTTTACACCTACAGTATTTGAAGTTTCAAAAACTTCTTTTATGTTTTCTTTTACAAACATTATACTTCTTCCAAAGATAAACTTATATCCCACAAATCATGTTTGCTATATCCTCTTTTATTTACACTGTATGAAAAATCTGAAAATAATACTTCTACAACTTCTTGATACTCACTAAGTCTATTGTATGTATTATTTTGATCTTTTAATTTAATATAGTTATCGTACGCAATAAATAGATAAAAAGAACCTTTGTGATTTAAGTACCAATCCAATAACTCATTTCCTCCTGCTCCACCATCTACCGTATATTTATCTAAACCAACCTCTTCTTTTCCAGTACTAGTATTAAAATTTGATAAATTAGAAAAAGATCTAGATGGTAAGTTTTGCCAACTTACAGAAAAAGTGTTTTTATCTGCAATATAAAATGATCTCATTTTACCATTAATAGTTCTTTCTTTTTGCTCAAGTCTATTATTTTTAACATCTATTGGACCACGGTTGTGATCTGAAAGTATCATAAATCTAGATGAATTATTTTGAAGTTCAGAAATATCTATGTCTGCGTTTATTTCAAAACCATCTGGAACGTGAGTCATTCCATTTGCACTCTGTATAAGGGTTCCAGGGGTATCTGCAAACAAGAGTGCTTGGGGTCTACCGTATTTTTTTCTACCAGCAAGGTAATTTAAAGTTGCCATTATATTCTATTCCCCTTAATTCTTTGAGAATCTATTTGCTTAATCTGCATCATTACCGTTCTAGCAATCTCGTTAGGGTTTGCATCAGACTTAACATTAACACTCAAGTTATAATTATACACTGAAGATGATGAAGGGTTATCACCTTTGTTAATTGCCTTTAAGTTATCTACCCCGAATTTATCAACACCATATTTACTTACAATAAATTCACCAGGAGTTAGCATTGCTGGCACGGTATCAGTACCAACCGCAAAACCACCAGCAGCAAACTTAGAAATCATGCCACCCATATATTTCTTTTTAGTGCTTGGTAATACATTTATATTATTTGCTTTTGCAACAGCCTGTTGCCATGTTTGTGGTGCAAGAGTTTTTCCTCCACCCATAACCGCTTTACTTGAAGTTCCAATATTAACACCACTACCGCTTCCCATAATATTTGAATAGGTTACTGTTGGAAATTTTGAATTGATTACATTTGATGGTTTTGCAATACTCACAGTTGGTTTTGGATCTTTTTTTGGATCTTTTTTTGGATCTTTTTTTGGATCTACTACTGGTGGTGGCGGTGGTCCTGGATCAACAAATGGAGTAAATGTCATTTTAGACATGTCTTGCATTGTTCTAAGAATTTCATCATAGGTATCTCTTATCCCCTGAACTACACCAAGAGATGTGTTTAATGCATTTGTATATTTACCTGTTGCTGCTTCGGCACCTTCAATTCTAAGTTTTTGCTCTTCCCATTCAGACTTAGTCATATTAGCAACTCTAAATACTTCAGTTACTGCTTTAATTTCTTCATTAATAAGATCAACTTTAACTTGTGCTAATCTTGCCTGTTCTTGCAAAGGTGCAATAGTGTCTTGATCAATTCTATAATTTTGTTCCTTTAATAGTTTTACCTTTTCTTCTAGTTGGTCTCTAGTTAAACCATTAGCACTTAGTCTACCTATTTGTGCATCCCTAGATGCTTCCATTCCAGTTCTTTGTTGATCTATTGCATCTTGAGCATTTTGAGCACGAAGTTCTTGTGCTGCTCTTGCTGCAGCGTATATATCTCCTTGAGACAAGGCTTCGGCAAGTGATATTCTACTTTTTTCTTGTCTAGATATTACTTCATTAATTTTAGAAATTTTATCAAGTGCTGCAAATTGTTTATCATACTTTTCTGTAATTACTTCTGCTTGATCACTAATACTCTTTAATCCATCTTCATATTTAGAAATTTGATAATTATTAGTATCTTGAATGTTTCTTGCTAACTTAATTTGTTTATTACTATTATCAATAATTAACTGTTGTGCATTAAGTTCGCCTTTTCTTTTTTGTTGAATTATTTTTTCTTGTATATCAAAAAGTTTCATAGCAGCATCGAATCCAGGATCAAAAAGACTAGAATATTGTTTACTTGCCATTCCTGAATCAAATATTGCTTTAAGGCTTAGTTGTTGTTCTTTAACTAATTTAAGAACATCTGCTCCCTTTGCTTGTGCCACTGTTGCTGCAAACGAACTATCTTTTATTGCATCATAGGCACCTGCAAGAGACATCCCAGACTTAGTTAATATATTAAATGCAATTGCTTGATTTTTACTATCTGTAGCAATTTTTCTTTGATTTTCTACATAATCACCAATTGCAATACTGTTAAGAGACTGTTGCAAAACCTTTATATCTTTAAACATTGATTTGTATTTATCATAGTCTTCTGGGGATAGTCCAGTTATGAAGTCAATAGTATTTTGTCCAGCACCTTCTCCTCTAAGTTTTTGTGCTAAGCCACCAAACCCTAGTGTTTCTTTAGCAAGTTTCTTTAAGGCGTTTCCTGAGTCGTTCCAGCCTATTGTCATTTCTTGTGTGGCTTTTCTTACATCTCTTAGTTTCTTTACTATGTCGTCTAATGGTGACCCTGTTGGTCCCCCGCCGCCTTCTGATTCTTGTTCTGCACCTGCTCCCACGGATGTGTCTGCTAACTTTTGTTCTGTTACTTTATATCCACCATAACCAATAAAATCTTCAATTGATTTTCCTATGTTACCTGCTTGCAATGACCAATTTTTATAAGCCTTAACAAATGTAGGATCTCCTTTAAGATTTAACATTGCTGTTGAGGCAGCCAAGAAGTTTCTTCTTTGATCTTCTGGCATCATTTTCCAATCTTGACCCCTGGCTACAAGTTCGTCAAGTGCTTCCTGTCCAACTGTTTTTACTGCAAATTCTAATGTTAAATCTTTAGCACTAGTGTTATTTATTTCTTCTAACATTGTAGAAATTTTTGCAGAAGCACCAGAAGTTTGTGCATAGTCTAACAATACTGAAACTTCTACTCCTTCACCAACCATAGACAGTTGTCTTATAGCATTAAAAGCCTCTAACTCTTTTCTTGATTCTTCTGGAGTCTTTGTTTCAAAACTATATATAAACTCTAATGCCTTATCTGAACTAGCAAAATTATCCGCTAAATCATAAATTAAGTTTGCATCTTTGCCACCAACTTTTGGCATAATGTTTAAAATCTTATCTATATCTTTTCCATCTGTAAATTTAGTTAAAATATTGGCTACCGTTACTGGATTTAAATCTTGAGTAGCCATACCCAATTCTATGTTTAATTTTGTTGCTTCGCTTACCTTTGCTTTATTTAATTTTGAACCTGTTTCAGCAGCAAATGTTGCTAATTCTGGACTGTCCATATAAACTTGTTTGATTGATTCTTGTGCAGCAGTCCTCATTGCTTTAATAGTTGAAGGATCTGCACCTTCTAATCTACTTTGTATAACATCATAACTTTGCTTGCTTTCATTTAATAATGCTGCTTTCTTTTCTTCTCTTTCTAATATCAATTCATTAACTTTATTAAGATCTCCAGCAATTTTTGCAGCCTCTATTTTTTTGCTATATTCTACTTCTGTTACATCTAACATTTGTTGTTGTGTTTCTAATAAAACTTTCATTCTTGCAAAAACAGCAGCACCACTTTCACTAGATGTACTCTTGTATCCTCTTGCATCATAAGTTTTTGAAACAGATCCAATTGCACCAACAAGTCTATTTCTTTGTTCTTCAATAAGTTTAGTTTGAATTGTTATTCCATCTTTTAATACATTTTCTCCATTTGGACCCAACATACTAATAAGTTTTGTGTTAACAGCAATAGAGAAATCATAATCCTGTATCGCATCTCCAATGTTTGCTGCTATGCTACGTGCTTGGTTGTAATCTAATGCTCCAGATACAACTGATCCAATAAGTTGATTAGACAGATCTGAAATAGCACCCTCTTTACCAGATTTAGAAATTGTTTTTTGAATAGACTCAACCCTTGCTTTTCCTTCATCTGATGCAACAAAACTTTCACCAAACGTTGTTTTACCTGTTTTTATTGCAAAAGGAGATGCAAAGTTAGCACGTCTTCTGTTCATAATTTCTGTTGCTGTTACAGTACCAGCGAACTTAGAAAATTCTTGCATAGGCTTTATACCTGTACCCATTGAATCAATAAGTTTTAAGGTAGCCTTCATTTCATCTTTCTTTGCTTTATTTAATTTAAATATACCAAAAGCAAGCAAACCTATTAAGGATACAACTGCTGCAAGTGGTGCAGACATCAATCCGAACAACATAGAAATCATCATTATTGGTCCCATTAGTTGTTGTGCTGTATCTCCAACTTTACCGCCCATCATTGATGCTCCCATAACTGCTGTAGATGCTGCCATACCAATCATTCCAGCACGTGGACCTTTCGCATCACCTGCAACCTTACCTTTACCACCATTGCCGCCACCACCACCAATAATCATTTGATTTTGTTTGGCTAATTTTTCTTGTTGTCTTCTAATTGACTTATCTGTTGCTGTAATACCAGTCGATTTTCCATACAAAGCATTTGCTGATTGTGATGTTGTTAAATTACTTGTATAAGCATTTCCTGTTTTTCTTCCTGCCATTGCTGCGTCGTCAACAGATTCATTTAATCCTATTAGATAACCTTTTCCACTTTGAGTTCCAGCAATTTGTGGTTCCTTTGCTGGTGAATTAATTTTTAGTGTTTTTCTTAGCCCAGTAAGAAATCCTTTTTCAATTTTTCCTAAAACATTTCCAAGATAAGGTTCAACCATTTTTGATATTTTTGAAGCACTAGCAGTAAGAGACTTAGTAATATGTGATGCCGAACCTGTCTCCCATGCTTGTGTTTTTGGATCAAATGTTTGAAATTGATTACGTTCTTTACCAAAACTTTTACTAAACCTTTTTACTCTTCTAAACATATTTGGGTTTTCTTCAATTGCAAGATTTTGTGCTTCTGTTCTTCGTCGTATATATGACAAAGGTGAAAGAGCACTTCGTCCTGAATATGAGGTTTTAGTTTTTTCTCCTGCCGTACCTCCTGGATCACCCATTCTTCCAACAGTTTGAATTTCTGTAACTGACTTATTAAAAGCAGTAGCAACTTCTTGACCTGCAACATTAAGTCCTTGTGCAGTTTTTTTCATTGCTGGAACAACTATTCTTTCTAAATCTTCATCTTTAACAAACTGCATACCAGATTTTTCTAATGCAGTTGTTGCACTTGTAATTAATTTTTTACCAATTTCAGAAAATTCACTTCTAACTTTAGGATTGTTTATTTCTAGACCCATTGATTTAGCCATTACTGTTATCAATGGTGCTGCTGCAGCACTACCTGCATCTTTAAAATATCTAACCAAATCTTTAGTTAAAACACCCTGACCTGAATCTAGTGCTTTATTCATAGGATGAGGCATAAACAAGGTAGCATTTTTGTATCCTTTTCCAACTGGGTCTAGTCCATCTTCATAACCTTTTATCTTTCCACTAACCAAAGCACTAACTAATGCTGGATTTTCTTTTGCATTTGCTGCAGGAATAATTGCTTCTCCTGGAGAAAGCATTGCTGGAACTTTATCTCCAGTGCCACTTCCTGGAACACTTACCACACCTTTTGCATAACCCTTTGGTTGTTGAGCAGTACCACCTTTACCTCTAACAGCACCCAAACCAAACATGCTTTGTGTTGCTATTGCTTGTTGATATGCTGTTGATAGATTTCTAACTGCCGCTGCTTCAGATGTAAACCTTTGTGTTAATCTCATATGTGCTTGATCTAATGATGCGGCAACAGATGCTGCTCTTAATTGTTCTTGTGTTAAATAATTGGTTTGCTCGCCCAAATGTTGGGTAGAACTTCCAGTTTTATTAAATAATGATTTTACTGCAGTAAAGCCTTTAATTATATTTGCAATACCGTTAGCCAACAAACCAAATGACATCAATGCTAATGGACCTATACCTGCTAACACTGCTGTTAATAAGACCATTACTTTCTTTGTACCGTCTCCAAAATTATTAAAGTTTTCAAATACGTTACCAAAAAATTTAACAATTGGAGTTAAGGCTTTTAAGAATTCTGCACCAACAGGAGCAATTGCTGTTTTAAGATCTTGAACTTCTTTTTTAAATTTGTATAAAGGAGACTCTTCTACCTTTTTTAATTCTCTTTCAGATAAAATAGCCAACTCTTCTGTAGTTGCTTGTGTTAATTTAGCGACTGTTTGAGCCTGACTACCCTCTTTAATAACATTTTGAAACAATGTAGAAATACGAGCAAACTGAAACTTACCAAATAACTGTTCAATTGCTCTAGCACGATTTAATGGATCTAGTTGATCAAATGCTTTAGCCATACCAATAACAAGATTTCTTACATCACCTTGGTTTGCTTCAACAATACCTTTAATATTTATACCCATTGCACCAAGTGCTTTTGCTGCCTTATCAGTTGGGTTAATCATAGATGCAAGACCAGACTTTAATGCGTTAGCACCTTCTCCAGCCTGAATACCACCTTCACGCATCGCAGTCATAAAGAATGCTAAGTCTTGAACATCTCCACCAAGTTGTTTAATTACTGGTGCTGCTTTAGGAATTGCAGTTGTTAAATCATCAATGTTAAGAATAGTTTGGTTTTCTACTGCGTTTAGGAAGTTAATATCTTCTGATAATGCTTTAGTTTCTTTTCCAAATGCAGACGTTAAAGAAATAATAGTGTCAAGAGATTTTTGTTGATCAATTCCACCAAGTACAGCCAATTTGTTTGCTTGACTTATTTGTTCTAGCAAGTCTGTTCCCATTTTACCTGTTGCTGCAACATCTGCAGCCATCTTCATGGTATCTGCTACTGCTACACCATATTTAGTAAACTCATTAGCAAGTGCTTGAACATCTTTTAATGCTTTTGTTGTTTCTGTATTTGTTGTAAAAAGATCACCATAAACACGTCTAAATCTAATTGCTTGCTCTTCTAAATCCATAAATGTTTTTGATGCAATTGTGCCAAAAGACAATAATGGAATTGTAAAACCAACCATAAGTTGACGACCAGCCCATTGTGTATTCTTACCAAAATTTAATAAGTTTGTAGAACCCTGTCTAAGTAGTTGATTTAACAATGCCTGTCTTTGAGCAGCCATCGCCACCTTAGTACCATAATCATTCATATCCAAAGTTAATGGACGAACTGACATTGCTCTAAGAGCACCACTTGCATCTCTACCCATTTTAATATATTGAGTTTGTAATGTTTTTACATTTTCTCTTGCAACTTTATTAATAGTATCAAATTCAGATTTAAATAACTTTCCAAAAGTTCTTGTAGAAGCACCAGTATACCTAAAATACTCTCTCATTGAGAGTTGATTTTTTTCTAGTGCTGCATTAAATGCGTCAGTTGTTGTTCTAATCTTTTTCATTTCGGCATAGAATTTGCCGCCAGCGTTTATTTGATTTGCTAGGTTTTGAGAAAGGTTATTAGATACTGCAACACCTGCAGCACCTGTTTTTGCCATTGAGGTGTGAAAGGCTGATATCTGGCGTTGTAACGCTTTTAATTGCGTTAACGCTTCACCAGTGTCAATACCAATTTTTATATTGGACTCTACATCAGCCATTCATTAGTACCTCTTTATTTAGTTTTTATGGTAGATTATTAAGAAGTGCTGCATCTGCTAATTTAACTCCAGATGCTTCTTCTATAATCTGATATACCGTTGGAAGATCCATATTTTCTTCTAACGCTGCTAAGTCTTCTGCAAGTTCTGGTTTGTATTGTTTCATTGCAATTTGAATACATTCCATTAATATGTTCATTGATTTTTCGTTATCTTCTGCGACCGCTGCTACACCTTCGAATTTCTTCATGAAAGGACGTAGGAGAGAAATTTTCAGTGGTCTTACTTTGATTTTTGTGCCGTCAATAAGCGTAACTGTTTTTTCTTCGTTAACAGTAGTTGCCATTTTTCCTCCTTATAAGGTTAACCTTAATTATATCACAGAGGACCTATATTTTAACCAACAACCTCTTCATACCCCAAACCATTTCCAATGCCAAACCCTGCTTTCTGGGCTCTTGCTCCACGAAGGTTTGTTATATCATTTGCATCTTTTCCTTTATATAATACTCTTTTTTTCATATCTTCCCAGGCATTATCATTTTTGTCTTTATCAAGATCTACTCCTTGCATTGCCGCCGCAAATTTTTTATCACCATAATCTAATTCTCTTTTTACTTCTAATAAAGATATTAATTCTGGCATTGATATAGAGTTTTCTAAATCGTCAAAGTTCTTCCAAGCACCTATTAAAAAAGCCTCAGACTCTAACTTTACAAGATCTAGGTCTTGCCAGTTTGATCCATCGCTTTGAGACTTTGCTTGATTCTCAACAGTCTCTTCTTGGTCGATATTTATCTTTATTCCAGCACAATATTCCAAAACCTTATATACTGTTTTTATATCTAAGTTATCTTCTATCAGTTCTACTGAATCAGAAATAGATGGATAAAACTCTTGCATTGCAATTCTAACAGACTCAACCATCATCTCTATGGCTTCATCTTCTGTGCTATCTTTATTTATTTTATTAAAACTGTCTAATATACCTCTTAGATATTTTATTTTTGATGGGCCAACTGTTATTTCTGTACCGTCGATTAATTCTATAACATTTTCTTCATAAACTTTTGTGGCCATTAAACCATTATATCAAATAGAAAAGCCCACCGTTTTATGGGTGGGCTAATCTTGTAAAATTACTTACTAAGCAATTGTACGATCAACAATCTTACCATACATACCGTCATCTAACGGCAACATACGGAAAGTTACGTCAAACATAGATGCTGCATCACGTTTTGCTGATGCTACTACGTTTTCGATTGACAAAGCACGGTATCCAATATAGATACGTTCCTTATCTACTGATGGGTCACCAGTTCCTGGACCAACGGCTACTATACCACGTTCTAGAGGAACGTCGCCTAATTCACCTGAGTTGATGTCGAAACTTTGGCTTCCTGATCCAATACCTGTTGATGTTGCTAAGTCGTCCAAATCATTTACGTTTGCTGCTACTGCCACTAGAAGGTTTTCTAGTGTTGCTTCTGCAAATGATGTTGCCAAAGATACTTGCATGCCGTCTTTGAAAAGACGAGCAACGTCAAGAACTTGATCAACTTGAACTTCACCGAAAGACGGTTGGAATGTAAGTTCGATACCATTGCTGGTATAACCTACGTTTGTGAAGTCAACGTCATCAGCCAAAGTATCTTTGTATGATGTTGCTGCTTCAAATGCTGGTAGTGGTCCACCTGCAGTACCGATTGCTTGTGCTAAAGCACCGTCATTATATGTAAACAGTGCGGCTGCACCAACGATAATGTTGTTGGACGATCCACGAGAATATGCCATTTATTTCACCTCTCCTTGTAAAGGGTTTTCTTATTTAGTTGTAAAGCGATGTTTCCTCAAGGTCAAGTATAACACCATTTTGTTAACCCTTGTGCCAGTCATAATCTAAGATAATCTTGTTTCCCGCAAAGGTTCTGGCTGTTCCAAAGTCTATGATGTCTCTAGTCTCTTGAAGTTGGTAGGTTTTAAAGGTGTGAAAATATAGAGGAAGGGACATATCCTTAAGTGCTATGTTTGGGCCAGGGATTTCTGTTTCTTGGTTATCCCTTATCCATTTATTTATATCAACTGCAGACTCATCCAGTGCGTTTAAGAGATCTTGAATTTTTTGACTTATAATGATTGTTCTTTCAACTGCGTCGTCACCAAAGTTATAAAAATAGTACATTATTTGTTCACAATATATGTGAGGAAATGTCTTTCTATTCATTCTAAACATTCTGTCATATACTGCAAATGTTCCTTCAGAGTTTGGAAATGATTCAGTCAGAGCAGCAATGTCTGTTGGGCTAGTAGGAAAAAACGGTATAGTAAAATCTTGACCAAAAAACTCACTAATCTTATTTTGTAAATAAGCATTAATTAGTGAAGGTGGATGATGTATTGTGGCAGCCATTATGCAATCACCGCATTAGAAATCCATTTATATCCAGTTGAATATCCGACACCTTTACCACTACGTTTTCCTGCTGCCATATTAGTTTTAAATACTTGTGGTCTTTTTATATAATCATATAGACCAGATGCTTTTAAAAATGATTGTTTAAAATATTGTAGAAAAAACATATCTATGATTGACTCAAAACTACCTTGTGCATCTTCTCCACCAGGACTGTTTACGGTAACTGCATTTCTAGTAAACACTGTTTCTCCATCTTGTTCAAAAACCAGCACAGGTGATTTTTTAGGTTTGATTACAACTGGCACACCCTTTTCCATTATTCTTGCTTTGTTATAAAAAGGTTCTGTGGATCCATTTCTTACTTGAGATGATTGTGTAAATGTTGACATTACTGATAATCCTAATCCACTAACAGTATATTGTATATCAAATAATCTTGATTCTGGACTTCCAGATTTATACCACTCATAAACATGTTGCAATGCTGCTGGATCTATCCTAGCGTTTGTGTCAACAAATTGTTTTAAAACCTCTATAGTTTGTTTTCCAAGATTATTTAAAAATAACTTTTTGCCACCCTCAACTCCTTCTAAAAATCCCATAGAGTATTTTACAATATTGTCCATATCTTTTTTAAACTGTCTTGTATCAAATCTTATCATAAATCTATCGCCTGACTATCAGACCTTTTAATTACAATTTTATAGTATTCTGTTTTTCCAAACAAACCAGAGTATGGGCTTAGTGTCGCAATTTCAAAAAGACTTGATTTACCAGCACGAACCCCACCTGTTTCAACATATATAGGGTTACCTTCTCCATCTGATATATTTGTTATAATAAGATTAGTTAATGCAATTCCACCATTCATATCATCAAATCTAATATCTGTTGGAACTCTACCGCTCAAAACTGTGTCAAAAACAATTGCTACATTTTGTACTTGTTGCTCTTCTTTATTTCTAAGGTTGCCAGATGCAAAGTAACATTTTATATCTTTAAATTTTGACCATTGCTTTTTAATATTACCGTACTGACCTTGCTCAACTGATGAATAATACACTTCTGCTGTCATAGGATATAAAAAGTTGTCGTCTAAACATGTCATAGTATTCCTAGTCTAGTAATGTTCTTAGTATATTTTGATAGTATTTGATCAACTATAATATTACCTGTACCGCTAAATAATTTACTAGCATTAAACTTAACCTTGTACTGGTCTGTTTGATATTCTTCAACATATCTTTTATATTGATCAAGTCTTCCACATTTAATATCATTAATTAACATTTCTGTTGCTGCTTGAATATCTGATGGAACTGTTTTATATCCAGCATCTAGAACTAATGTATAGTCATATCCTGTAGGAAAAGTAACAGTGTCCCAACCATAATAACCTAAATCACCGTACGATACTGGAAGATTTGGTAGCGTTTTTTCTAATCTATTTAATGATTCTGTTGAATTGGGAATATATTCTTGTACAGCAGAGTTATCTAATGATAATTTAAAATATCTATCGTTTGTTTCTTCATCAACATCAAAAATTAAAACATCGTTTTCATAAACTCTCAATACCTTGTAAGCATTTACCCACAAAGGTATATAATCTAATCCTTCTCCAACTGTTTGAACAATAACTTTTTGATTATAAAAACCATCAACAACGAATGAGTCAATAATTGATCTTGCAATAAGTTCGTTATATTTTGCTTCTGTTATTTCTGAAGCGGTAGTTCCAAGTTTATTAGGGTCAGTATATGGTCTTACTATGTCTAAATTATCTTCAAACACTACTTCTTCATCTGAATTTAAAATCTTAACTTCATATTTTCTGTCAAATTCTATTTTTGATAATGGTATTACATATGTTATTTGTAAGTTTGCTGAAGTTATATTTGATTCTTCAACAAAGTGTTCCACCAAATCCTGTAATCTAAGAGTGTAGATATCTCCACTTGTTGGGACATCAAACTTTAGTGTTAGTGGGTATGGTGGAACCCTTAATGCTTCCATTGTTTATAAGCCGTATTCCTTTGCAACGTCTTCTGGTTTCAAAATTGTAATATGATTACGTTTTGACCATTCTTTTGCTTGCTCTGCAGATACGTAGTTGATACCAACTTTTACTTGGCCTACACCCATCCAGGATACGTTCTTAGTTGACTTAATGGCAACTTTTTCTTTACCTTGTTTAGGTTCAGCAGGTTTTTCTTTTTTAGTTCTTGGTTGCTTTCCAACACCAATAGCACCAGTTGATAATGGAGCAAGTCCCTCAACAAGGTCTTCAACTGCTTCTTTTTTGTCTTCTGGAATTAATGCTTCGCCTGGGGCTAACAATGCTGGTTGGATTTCTTCTATAACTTCTTCTACAACATCTTCAACAATTGCGTCTTGAATAACATTTTCTTCAACTGTTTCTGGTGTTTGTAAATTTAAATCGTTGTCTAATTCTGACATATATTCCTCCTCGTATTATTATATCATTTAATTAAATATTAAAGGGAGTAAGAAATTAATCCTACTCCCCTTAAAATTGTGCTACAGATTATGCTTCTGCTGCTGCATCCGCAAATGCGACTGCGTCTAGTTCTTCCCATTGAATACCAAAACGAACGAAAACTGTATATTCTACAGTATCTTTCTTAGGTTTGTATTCACGGTTAACTGTGATGTCTCGTTGGAAACCCCATACACGGTTAGCAGGGAATGTCAAATCGACATATCCTGCAGGGTAGTAAGGAACTTCTTGAACATCAATTCCGAGTACACGTGTTGTACGTGCTCCTCCGAATGTTTGTGCGTTACCATCAAGGTATGCTTGACGATTTGCTTCTGTACCTGGACCTTTATTTACAAAGGCTTCGGCAATAGCATCGGCAAGAGTACCATTGTTTTTAACAATACCTTGGAAAACGTCTGTACCTGCGTAGAACTTAAGATTATTCTTAAGTGCACGGTACTTACGTGGCATTGCAAGAATTATGTCTTGCAATACGTTTGTTGTCCAAGCATTTGATACAACGTTGGCAACTGCTTCGTGAGATGCTGAGTTGTTCGCTGTTACTTGATTTACGAAACCGTTCATGATGCTAGTGAAAGCATTTGAACCTGTACCTGTTCCGTTAATTGCAAGGTCTTCGATATCATTACCGAATGCGTTGGTCATCAATCTTACGATATGATCTTCCAATGCTGCACCTTCAATATTGTCTTCAAGTGCTTCTGATGATACTTCCCAGTCTAAGCGAATTTTCTTTGTAGTTAATTCAACTTTTGAGAATGTTGCACCAGCGTTTGTGTATTCGCCTAAGCCTTGTGAGGCTGCACGGATTACACGTTCTCCAACGTTAACTTTTTCAAGTTCCATTGTGTTTGCTTTCATGGTCACTCTGCGACCATCTTTGGCCAATACAGTTGCGTCCCACACATAGTCTATAAAACGACGTGCTTGTTCAGGGCGTAAGATACCGCTTCCAGTATCACCTGAAGGATTTACTGCGTTAACTCCTGATGTAGAGCCAAATGATGCTTCTGCGATGTTACCTATAACACCACCGTTTGCATAGTTGCCTGCTACGTTTTCACCAGCATCAGAACCAGATGCGAATGCACCTTGTGCTTGAAACGTTCCAGGTTGTGTTCCACCTAGATCGCCTGATGTTCCTGGCTGATTTTTAATTATTTCTTCCGACATATATTTCACCTCCACGTGATTTTTCTATCTGAATAGATCGGCTGTTTTGAGGAAACGTCCGCCCCATAGGGATTTCTCAACCATTACTGGTTGTAACTGTACGACCTCGCCGAGATCGCCAGACTTTCGGAAAGCGGTATCAGATTCTACTGATTCCATTCTCTTTCCAAACTCGTTAACTGCACCGTTTGTTTCAACTAGTGCATTTTGTGTATTAACAATTTGTGACTTTGTGTCAGCAACTTGTTTGTTTAAATCTGCAACTTCTGTCTGTAAAGACTTTACTGTTGCAAGTAGATCGCTAAAGGCTGATGTAAGAGTATTCTTAACTTCTGTTACTGCCTCAACAATAACATCGTCTGCTTTAGATACTTCTGTAGCAACTTCTTCAATAACTTCTGCTACTGCTTCAACTGTGTCTGCTTTTTCTGCTTCCACAACTGTTTCCGCTGCTGGTGCATCTTCTGCAACAACTTCTGTAACAGGAGCATCAACTACGGCATCTGCCTCTGGAGCAACCTCAACATTTTCAACTGCAATATCAGATTTTTCAACAATCTCTGCTACTACTTCTGTTGTTTCTGTCATAGGACTTACCTCCTTGGTAATCTTAGAAGTGGTAATGCCTTTAGCACTATCGACTAAGAACTTTATCATATTGATTTTTTCATTATCCGTTTTTTCAACGAATCCTATATTTTTCATTTCATTACCAGTTGTTGGACTGATCTCTTTTTCATTTTCTGAAACCATAACAATTCCAGTTTCTGAATCCCAAAAAACATTTTCTAAGGCTGTATTATCACCTTTAATTACTGAAACTCCGTCTACTTTTTCAACAGACATAATGTTTGCAAATTCATTTGCTGGAGAGTCTACAAGACTTAATTCAACAAGATCGTAATCTTTAATAATTCTAATTTGAGAATCTAACTTCTCATCAAAAGCGTCGTCCCATTTGTTCATTCTGCCACCAATAGAAAAACCTGTTAGTGTACCATCCAAAACCTTTTCCCATGTGCTTTGAGCACCTTTAGAAACATAAGCGGAAACAAAAACACCGTTATAAAATTTCTTTGACTCTGAATCAAAATACTTGTCTTGCTTAAATGAAACCATTTTGCCTACTGCTAATGGTTGATGCATTTCTCTTATGTTACCTCGAAAGTTTTCAAATGCCTTCATGCTGGCTTCTGTAGTTACAATGTCCATTTGACGATCTAAGTTATCTAATGAGGCAAAGCCTGAAACAATGCGGCGTTCTTTATCTACCTTACTAAAAGGCATAGATAGGCGAACATTCTCGCCTTCAGTATTCCATTGGGCTTTTAATATAGACATCGTACTATACATTATAGAGCCCTTTTATACACAAGTTATAAACATGTTATAAACAGTGTAACTAGGTTGAAGATCTACCCTCGCCCTTTGGATTTCTACCACTTACAGTTGCAGATCCATCTGACTGATTGTTAAGTCTTTCGCCATCTCTTGCACGATTGGCATCATTATTCATAGTCTCTGGTTTGGCTACAAATGGTTCATCTCCACCGTCTCTTTGTGGAAGACCCAGTGCCACTCTTGCCTCATTAGGCATCATAATCTGTGTTTTTACATATCTCTCAAGAATTTGTGATTGTGCTATTTCATCTGTCAAAGTAAGTTCATTAAACTTAAACTCTAGTACGTCTTGTTTCTCGCGTATGATCTTATTAATTTGTTTTTCTAGTTGAGCCTGTGCTGGTCTGGCTACCTGCTCTTTAAATGTTCTATCTTGAGCCAATGCTGCTGCAATTGCTCCTGAGTCTGATCCACCTAGTTTTGAAAGCGGTACTTGATGTGCTACCAAGATGTCATCACGGTTTTGTTTTCTATATTCCTTAAATGACCCCTCTTGTACTCCAGATTCAATAGGCTCCATCTTAAACTCTACCTTGTTATTTTCTGTATCTCCAGGAAGAGGTATGTACAAAGTTCTATGGTTTTGACCCTTTAATCCAGTTTGTAAAAATCTAAACATCTTGTCTTCTGCGTCTGCAGATAGTTTGGCACCTTTCATGGTTACTACGTATCTTGGAACTGCTTTGTTACCAAAGTAGTCAATGTTGTATTGTGAAGCCAGTTGATCACCATGTAGAGATGATATTGCTGAAATAATGTCTGGAACACCATAGAATGTGTTTAATGGTGAGTATTGTTTAAAATGAATAATTTCGTTTGGTCTACGATCTTCAGTTACTGGGTTTGAATTTGTAGCACCAAAGTTTCTAAAGTAAACTACCTTGTTTGCAATAACCTGTACGTATCCATCTCTTAATCTGCGACAACGCATTGTGGTTGCTGGAATATGACCAACGTATCCAATTTCACCACGAGTGGTTCTACCAATTTCCATATATCCATTACCAATTGCTTGAACATCTGTGTATATCTTTTCCATTGTTGTGGTAAAAGAGTCATCTGCGTTTAAACTTTCTAGCCAATCACGTAACTCTACTTTTGCTCTTTCAATTCTGTTTCTTGCACGACTTACTGATTCGTCATTTGAGGAATTCTCTAATTTGAGCATTGTTCTTTTTGATATATCAAAATCATATCCCAAACCTACAATATTTTCAACCTTAGCATCAATAGCAGCGTGGTTTGCAAAAGATGTGTCATAGTAGTTGGCAAGTTCATAAACATTCCATGGTGGTGTGATTACGTCAAATAGTCCATAACCATTTCTAAATACGTTACCAGGATTTATCTGATTAGAGCGAGCACCATCAATACCTTGTGGAACTGCAATTGATCTGTCAATATAAGATTGTTGGGTTGTATCTACTAGAGCCTTGGACATTCTTGCTGCACGACGTTTAAAGTTATTATCCAAACCAGAATAGTTTTTTAACTCTTCCCAGTTTTTGCTAAATGGGTCTGAACTAGCAAATGCATTAACTGCTTGTTCGTTTTCGTCTATCCTAGCACCAATAACATAATTAAATTCTTCACTCATTATTCTTCATCGCCATATTTTGCAATTGTTGCTTTGGCTGCTGCTACTGCACCAAGATCATTAAGGTTAGGGATTAATCCCGCTTTCATTCTATCTACTTGTTCAGAATACTCTTCGTCTGACACTCTTCCCATACCTGGAAAAAATACAGCCTCTCCATCTGGTTCTCCATAATATGCTGCTGTCTTTTTTATTTCGGCTAAAGCGGCAATATCGTGTTTTACGGCTGGTATATTTAAAATATTACCCTCTCCATCAGTGAACCACTTACCATTGGCTCTTTTCCAAACATAAACGCCCCAATCATAGTTCTTTTCAATAAAGGTTATTTTAGAGTCGCCAATTTGGCCTTTCATACGAGGTTTTCTTTTTTTGTTTGGATTTTGGTTATTCATAACCATTAGTATACCATATTATGTTGGATTGAGGACATACTGTTGCCATGAGGAACCAATATAGATAGGATTTTCATAACTCTTTGCCACTAATTGCTTTTCTCCATCATTTCCTACTATAATTTTGTTTGTACCCATATAAGTTTTATAAATATTAGATGGAATATTACCAAAATCTGAAGAAGATGTCTTAATTAATACTCCAAACCATAAATATCCTTCATTCCAAAACTCCCAATCAAAATCAAATGGTTCCTCTGCTCCAAGCACATATTGCTGCTTTACCTCATCCCAAATTCTAGTTATAGAACTCTGTCTTTGTTGTAATCCAGTTAACTTATAGTAAGATATGTGATTATATATTAATGGGCCATTAAGGTTTATAGATCCAGTATATGAGTTAAATTTAAGTGGTGTTGCAAACGATACGCTCAAAAAATACCAGTTTTTAGAATCTATTACTGGATTTGCAACTAACACTCCATTTAAGTAGTAAGATATTCCATTTTGTAACTGACCAGTCTTTGAATCAATAGCATAAATCTTGCCTCTTTGCCCAGAGTCTCCATTTGAAACTACGTAAAAATTAACCGTTGACTCAACCGTATTTATTTGAAATATTTGAACTGGAGTATAAGTAAACTCAAAATTATCATTTTTAATTGCTAACTGTATAGTTGATACGGAAAAAAGTGTATCCTTGTTTTCATTAATTGGCATACTTAAACCCTTGTTCTGATAATAATTAAAATCACCTTTTAATTTTACTCCAGAGTATCTAGTTAGGTATAGGTATGGATTAGAATGTTTGTAAATACTTATTGGATTTTTTCCTCTATAGTCATTATAAATTCCATTCTTTATATATGGATATAATTTAGTTCCAGTTTTTGTACTAATTGGGGTAGACGCATTTTCTTCTAGTGATCTAGATGAAAACTCTAACGATCTAATCTTTATTTTTCTGTTGATAGTTGACCTTACATTAAACTTTAGGTATGTAGACATTGATAAACTTTCAAAACTAACAGATGAAGGCGGATAAATGATTGTATCGTTTTCAACTAAAAATATAGTATTTTGCCAATCTGGGTAATTGTCTAGGTTTAATATACCGCTTTTTAAGGCTGGAGCAATTGTTGTAAATGATTCAAAAGATTTATTTATGCCTGTTTTTGTAAACTGAAAAGATACATAAGACTGAACTAGTGAGTTAACTGAATCATACTCATAACTTAGATCTGATCTATTATACTGTAAATCTTCATAATTATTATACCCGCTAAACAAAGAATTATCTAAAACTTCATAAGACTGCTGTACTGGTACTGCAAATTTTTCATCTAACTGACCATATGTCCACCCACCTGCATCTTCAACAACTTTAAAAATAGATGGTGACGGAAAGTTGATATTATACTGAATATAATCCAAACTATATTCTTTTTTACCAGATGAATTTGTTGTATATTTTGCAAAATATTTTAATGGAACATAGTCTTCCCAATATCCAGCAATACCTATGTCAAGATAATATTTATTATATTTTACTGTTGGGTGAAGAGTATAACTTGCCAAATCGTGAGCAAGGTGCACATTTATATTGCTGTCATCTTTAATTATTCCATTTGCTTGAAATTGTGAAGAAAAAAGTTTGTGATTATTTTTTGTTGATAAGCCAAATCTATACATTTTTTGATCAAAACAAGAATCTCCATCTTCATTATTTAATAATGTAAGTTTTAAAGAATCTTTGTTACCAAAAAACGTTGCAACATCATTTCCAAATGTAGAAATTAAATCTTCTAAATATATACCGATTTCAAGATATGCGTTTTGCTGATATGTAGTTTCATAAAGTATTGTCTCTGTTCCTGATACGTTAATCCTATATACTAAATCTCCAACCCCTGTTGTTTCTATTGAAAAGAAATCTGAGTTGTTTTTATTTTTAATCAACACAATTGTTGAATTTAATAATGACGTTGTTTTAAAAACACCATGCAAAGAAGCAATTTCTTCATTTAAAATATTAAAATTATTAAAAGTATACGAACCAGTGTAAGTTAAAAAACTAGCCCAAAGATTATCTTCATCTTGAAGTTCTGATAAATCAGTATACCAATCATTAATTGCAACACTATTACCTATTGTTATGTTAGGAAGTTCATAATCCTGAGTACTCAAGTAACTATTACTATAACTTAGATTGTCTACTTTTCCTTGTTCCCACTTTCCAATATTTGGATAGTGATAATTTGTACCATAATCTGCAAAAGAATAATCTATATGTGCAGATTTACCACTATAAGAAGAGTCTACTGATTCAAGACTTTGTACTGCTTGACCATACACCCATCTCTTTTTTGAAATTATTTCTGGTATAACATAAGGATATATAGCAAAACAATCTAGTTCAAATGGATAAACATTTTCATAAGAATAAAATCCAAGCCAATCTTGATCTTTATCTGCTTCATCTAGTTTTGATAAAAGATTTAATGTAGAATTATCAATATTTAAATCTGCAACTTTTTCACCATTTAAAAATAACAACACTTTATTTTCTAAATACACTATCTGAATTAACATTGGTCTAAACCACTCTCCAACATAAACAGACTTAAAGTTATTATCTACAACTAAAGTAATAAAACAATCATCTACATATAAACCGTCATTAGAATTTATTGGACCAAATATTCTTTTGCTTTCTAAAGTGTCAACCCCAACCCTTATCCACATTTCTACAGTATAATTATTGTATCTTCCAGAATCATTTAAAAATCCAAAACCTGGAAATATTATAGATGGTTTTGCCGTCTCATCTTCGTTAATATTTGGAAATAGTTTTGTAACGTTTGAAGCACCGTAAACTAAAGGAACACCAAAGTTTTGTGCATATATCTTATTGTTATTAACAAGATAATACCCATAGTTTGTATCTGATCCATATGATCTTGCTATAATTCCTTCAGAAGTTTCTATCGATATATCAGATGGAACATTTACAACATCTGACCCAATAGAATAGTTTTGAAATTCTTCTGACCATTGACCTATTGACAAACCATTTAAAAAAAACTCATAGGCTTCGCTTCCGTTGACACTAGCAGAATATCCTATTTTTACTATTGCTTGAACTGTTGTATTTTGATTAACAACTTTAAATGTTTCTGACAACAAAAACCATTTATTATTTACAGATATTGGAACATTTTTTAAAATCTCAACTGGGTTACCTGTAACAACATCAGTATACTTATATCCTATTGCTACTGAATTAAGATGCAAACTGTTTGAATAAAAATAACAAGATATGGCAAAAGTGTCTAACTCTGAACTAAGATCTTGAAAATTAAATAAAGTACCACTAGTTAAAACTGCAACTTTGTTTATAGTTGTAGAGGGTATACCAGTTACTTTATATAAAGACTCTGTAAGAAATGGTTGAGTAGATATGCTGGTTTCTTCTGAAATCGTACAATCAGATATTGTCCAAGAACTTATATCCTTTTGTCCTGCATCTAACAACATTACATAATCAGATTTATCGTCTAATGCCCAGAGTGCTATTGGATGCTCTGAAAAAATTTTTTCTGCATAAAGATTGGATGGGTTAGACATAGGTTCTCCTAGTCTATTTTATCACACAATGCGTGTAAACCAACGAGGTAATGTAAACCTTGTTCCCTTAACTATTGGCTTAACACCGTGAATAAAGTTTGTATTGTCTGGAAAACATAATAGATCTCCAGGTTCTGGCTTAAAAGACATTTCATATTTTGGAAAGTATATGTCTCCACCTTGATATTCATCATTTAAATAAACTAAAGTTGCTATATCTTTTGGCCTAGAAGCATCAAAATGTTCATGCATTCCTCTTCCTTCAACAAATTTTGCAATATGTGTTTTTTCATCAATAAAATTTTCAAATTCAGAATCATAGTTATTTAAAACAAAATCATAAACTTTCAATGCAACATTTTGAATTATATTAAGAATAGCAGGATCTAGATCATTTATTTCATGATAGGTATGAACCGTAAACTCTTGTTCACTATTTCCATAATTAGAAAATAGTTCTTGATGTTTTTTTGCATATTCCGTTACCAAACCTGCTTCTTGAGGGTTCATAAAACCCTTAACATACTTGATTTGAGACTTAAAATCTTCCATATTTAACCTATCTTTATTTCACAAACATCTGTAGTACAGTATGCTTCACCCTGTGCTTCTAGATTTTCTACTCCATCGTAGATAGCATCCCAGTTGATTTTAGCAATCTTTCCTACATAACTATTATACTCTTCTTCAGTAATTTCTGTATAAGGTTGTTGTGGATATACCGTGTTTCCCATGGGTAAGAATGATACCGCCTTTAATTGTCCTTCGTACATGTGTAATGCTGGAGCAACATACTTAGCCTCTGTTTCTTTATCAAAAGATAAAGTTACTGACACACCATTGTCTGACCAATATTTTTGAGCAGTTGCTGCAAGAGCAATTTTTTCAAAAAGACTAACATCTTTTTCTGCTCTTTCATGTTCTGAAGCAATTGGAAAATAGACAACCTTTGTATTTGCAGAAACAACATCATCTTCTATTTTATATCCAGCAGCCTTAAATAAATAAACCATAGGATCAGATTCACCAAATCTAATTGCTCTCATAAAGAACTTTCCACCTGGACCCCAATGAACTCCTGGAGTTGCTCCAGAAAGAATACTTACGCTACCAGATGGCTTAACTGTTGTAACTCTTATTGATTCACGAACACATAACCATTCTGAATATTGATGATCATATTTTTTAATATTTAAATATCCTTCATCCATCCATTCACGAACTATTGGCAAACCATGTTTATCTGAAAAAGAAGCAATGCCTGTTAAAGAAGTTCCAATTCTTCTATTACGTTGCATAATACCATTTGTTTGTTGCCAATGAGTTGGAACCAAAGTAACTGTTTTTCCATATAGGTATGCAAACTTTAATGTTCTTAAAAAATCTTCTTTATCTTTATGTCTATTTAAATGAACTTCAACCAATGTACATAGTTCATAAGATTCTAATGGTTGTTCTGCACATGGATTAAAACCCATAACTCTATAATCTTTATAATCTGCTGGATCTTTTAATCTACCATAATTTCTAGCAACATCTAACCATATAAAGCCTGGCTCTCCATTATTAACTATTAAATCTACATAATCTTCATACTTAGTGCCCACTGTTGCTGAAATAGAATTGTTTGACATCCAAGCCCAACCTGGATTCTTTGAATCAAATGAATTTCTTTCTGGAAATATATCTGGATTTTTTAAATTAATAAAATCTTTATCTTCAGCAGAACCCAATGCTAGTGTTGCTGATCTACGAACATTTCCTGCAACAACACAAGTTCCAATTAAGTTAACAACATCTACTATGGCTCTAGAGTCAAGTTTTTCTCCTGCTCTGCCTCCAATAACAGTATCAATTTGATTATGTAATTTTATTAATGGTTCTGGTCCTGATGCTGTACCGCCAAAACCTTTAATTGGGGCACCAAATGGTCTTACTAAATCATAGTTAAATTTTTGTTTTGCTTGGCCTTGTCTTAAATATGAATTTAATAATAATCTAACAGACTCAACCCAACCTTCTCTAGTATCTGGAATTTCATAAACTGATTCAGTTTCTAATGGTGAATATATAGAAAATTCTTTATCTTGTCCAACGGTATCAAAACCAACTCCAATGCCTAGCATAAGGGCATCCATAACCCACGCAAACAGTGCTCCTGGGTCGTTTCTATCTAGATCCTTAGTAGATACCATGGCACAATTTTGAAGGGCTGCAGAGTTCCTTTTTTCCATTGTCATGGGGGTTCCAAATGCCCACATCCCACGACCTGGTGGTGTCCATTTAAGATTAAACATACGATCAAATGCTTCTTGAGCAGACTTTTGAGCCTTGTAGTCATTCCATGGTAATCTGTTTTCTTTTGCATGATTCTTTTGTACTGAATACATACCCTCGATTACACGCTTACAAACCTCGTACCATCTTTCTTTGGTTCCATCTTCTTTAACACGAGAATAAGTTCTAATAAAAGTAATTTCACCTAAAGAGTTGTTTCCAGCATCGCTAAACCCAAATGGGCTATCCATAGTTACATATTTTGTAATAAAATCCTCTGGAAGTTTAAAACTAAAAAAGTCTGACATTGATTTCTCCTAATTAAATGAAATTGAATAAGTACTAAGTATAGCAGAGTTTATTAAAACTAAAAACACTGCATGTGTTTGATTTGTGCGTTAGTGAAACGACATTGCTGTATGTTGTTTTGGACTACAACGTTCACACAACGTGTATGTATTTTTAGTATATGGACAAGTAGTACTTTTTATTTTATGACCAACAATAAAACAAACAATCTTGTTTAAGGTAAAGGAACCCAATGTTGTAATTCACTTCCACTCATATGAGTAACTGGAGATATATCATAAGCAATAGTAATTCTTGGTTTATCAAAAGGCCAAGGACCTATTCCATGTGGGTGACCAGTTTCTGACAATATGGCTCTATTGTTCTTGTTAATATTTTGAATTGATTCTTTATCTTGACCACCAATTTTATAATAAGTAAAAGATGGCTCAGCATCTACACAGTAATAACCATGAAAGTTTGGTGCACCAGTACCACCTAGATGATCGTGATAATGAGTTGATTCATTAACTGGTGGTTCTGCTATTCCGTCTGTGTTAAACCAACCCTGAACCATGTAAGATTGTTTTTTATAATCAATATCGTAATACTCACAAGCATCTATAGTTAATTCTCTAAGTGCAGAAAACAATTTGTGAATTTGTGGACTATAGCACTGAAAAATATTAAACTTTGTTCCTAAATTATGAACACCACCAATATTATTAGCAAACTCTTTAGAAACTTTTGGATAGACCCCTTCAAATAAATCTTTTTCAAGTTTTAACAAATATCTTGAAAGTTGCGTTAGGTCATTGTCAACATATCTTTCAAAAAATTTATGTGTTGGTTTTTCCTTTATCATATCAAAGGTATCCAGTGTTGCTCATGATCTTTACCAGCATGTTTTAACTCTTCCAAAGTTACAACATCATATGCAACTGTAATTCTTGGTCCTTCCCAATCCCAATCACCTTGTGCATGAGGATGTCCCATTTCTGAAAAAATAGCACGATTATCAATATTTTTATTTTCCATATCTTTACCAAAAACTCTATAATAAGTTGATGATGGTTCTGCTTTTACACAGTAATATCCATGAAAATTATTTGGAGCACCAGTATGACCATGATCATGCCAGTCTAGTTTTCCTTTTTTCTTATGATTAATATTAAACCATCCTTGCAACATAAATCTTTGTTTTTCAAAATCTATCTCGTAATATTCACAAGCCTCTTTAGTCATGTCTTGAATATTTTTATATAACTCATATATACCATCAATGTGAAACTGAAATACGTTATACTCTCTCCATTTAACTGTAGAAACGCTACCAGATTCTTGCCAATAATCTTTACTGTTAACTGGAGTAATACCATCTAGTTCTACTTTTTCAATACTTTGATATCTGTCAGTTAATTCATTTGCTAATAAATCTAAATCATTGTTTAGATGTCTTTCAAAAAACTTATGTGGTTTAATTGATTGCTGAATACCACGTAATTCTGGTGGTGGCCCTTGTCTCATTATTTCCCTATCTACTTACAACTATTGTAGCATATAGGTTATTAGATTGTTATTAATCTGGTATTTCTGAAGGAGAGTAGTCGTTATAATGAACTAATCCTCCTGCTATAACTAATCCAATTGGATATCTTCCAAAACTGTAAACAGTTCTTGTTTCGTTAACTATTTCAACAGTTTCTACTACCATCAAAGAATCTCTTGTAATAATTTTATCTCCAGGTTTAATTTCTCTTGAAGAAACAAAACCATATAAACCATTTTTAATTACAAACATATCTTCTAGTAATGAAAATCTCATGTTTGGATCATTATTAAACATAACTGTTTCATGTACTACTGTTGGTGTAATCTTAGTTACATCTGCTTCTAATTCTCTGTAATTTGTTAGGTTACCTCTTTTTTTCCAAAGTACAATTTTGTAAAGATCTCCAACTGGCATTTCTTCAAATGCTTTTACAATTAATTTATCTCCAAGTTCAATGTCTTTTGCTTTTTTATTTCCAGTTGTTGTAAGAACTGGTGCATCTTCATCTACACAGTATGTAGTTGGTGAGAAACCAAATACTCTGAATGGTGAGAAACCAAATACTCTGAATGGTGAGAAACCAAATACGTTAAATGGTGAAAAACCAAACACGTTAAACGGAGAGAAACCAAACACTGTAAATGGTGAAAAACCAAACACACCAAAAGGTACGAAAGAAAATGTTGTTGTTACTTCTGCTGATAATGCAGAATATTCTGAGTTTCCGTTAGCGTTAGTTGCATAAACTTTGTACCGTTGTGCTGTTCCTGCTTCTTGCCCTACTGTTGCGTTAAGCGTAGTCGCAGTATCTCCTTCTTTAACAGGGGCTTCATTTGATTGCCAATGATAATTTGTTATTACTGATCCACCGTTTGCTGGTGCATCCCATGAAATTACATCTTGATCAGCGTTTGGTGATGATGCACTTGGTGCTGCTGGTGTTGCTGGAACAGTTGTTGCTGTAATAGAGTTAGATGCCTCTGATTCACCTGATGTTCCATAAGTATTTGTTGCAGTTACTTTAAAAGTATATGCTGTATCTGATTGTAATCCTGTAACTGTAATTGGAGATGATGCTCCTGTTGCTGTAAAACTACCTGGAGTTGATGTAACTGTAAAAGAGTCTGCTGCATAGGTAGGATCTGCTGTAAATGTTACTGTGGCTGCACCATTGTTAAATGCCCGCCCTGTTCCAACGTTTGTTGCTGTTCCAATAGTTGGTGTTCTTGGCATTAAAAAGTCATTAGAACCTTGAGACTTCTTACCTACTTTTTTACCTATTGCCATGTTATCTCCTTAGTCTTATTATATCAAATGTTATGCAGTTAAGTCGCCGTATACAACCCAGGTGTTAGTTGCTCTCTTAAATAGAGTGCAAGATGACCACCGTGTGCGTAGTTTAAGACCTGGTGTAGCATTTACTGTTACTCCTGCGTCTCCTGCGATTGTTACTTGACCAGTATTTGTTTGAAGAATATCAATAGATGTTCCAACTGGAAACGCTACTGCTGAGTTAAGAGGAATAGTCAGCGTTGTTGCACTAACGCTATCCATTTCTATTAAATCATCTCTTTCAGTCAATGCTGACAAAGTATAACTTGCTGTCTTTTGAATAATAGGTGTCCGTGAAGGTACACCTTCTAATCTTTGTGTACCGTCTGCAAATACGATTCCGTTTGCAGTGATATCTGATGTTGCAGTGATTGAGTTTGCCTCAAGTGTCAAAAGTGCCAAAACATCTAGTGAACCTTGTCCAAAGTTAACTGTTGTTCCAGGTTCTGATGTAACACCATCAAACAATTTCCATTTGCTATCTGTAACGTCTTTGACGATACCAGCATGTTTTTGTGTTCCATCGTTATAAGAAACTACTAAACCTAGATCTGCTACGTTGTTAGCATTTGTGTGACCAAGTTGTAGTAAGGTGTCCTCTATTTGAATTTGTGTTGCAGATACAAGAACATTAGATCCACTTACAGTGAAATCTCCGTCTACTGTCAAATTACCAGTTGTTGAAACGTTACCAGTAAACGCTGCACCTGAAAGGGATGCTAGATTTCCTAGTGTTGTTGCAAGGTTTGTGATCTTATTTTGATCAATTGTTCCTGATATAGAGTTATTTGTAACAGAGTTAGCAAGTGGTGTTCTTGCATCAGAAAGTCTTGCATCATCTGTAAACACTATTGCTAGTGTATTTGTGATACCATGTACGTTTGATGTGTCAGTTTCGTGATTGCTCAAATCTGTTAATGTTACAAGTACTGCTGTATTTGATATACCGTGCACATTTAATGTTTCTAGGTTATGATCTGAAACTTCAGTATCTGTGTATGAATGTGCATTTGATAGTGCATCTGTTATAGAGTTTGCAAGTATGTCTACTTCACCATCAGTATAAAATTGTGCATTTCCTAAAGTATGAGCAGCAACGTTATCGGTATATGCTTCTGATTCAGTTACAGCATTTCCAATTTCTTCTTGTAAACTTGCAACAGCACAAGAAAGATTATTTGCAACAGTGTTTGCTAATAATTCTGCTTCTTCTGCAACGTTGTTTGCTAAAGTATTTATGTTATTATCTGTGTATTCATTAGCGGCATCTAAACTGTTATTAATGCTGTTTGAAATAGTTAAGAAAAAATCTCCATCATCATTGATGGCATTTGCTAGTTCTGCAAGGGTATCTAGTATTGCTGGTGCGTTATTTGTTAAATCTGATATAGCGTTAGAAATTGCGTTTCCTACATCTGTAATTCTAGCAATAGTATTTGGAATTTGTGCTACAGGGATTAAATTGCTTCCATCTAATGTGGCAACACCGTTTGCTGCACCTTTTTGTTCTAATAAAATGTAATCGTCTAGGTTTCCGCCTAAATCTTCTATATTTTTAAAGTATGGCAAATCATCCCATGCTGTAGAGTTGTCACCTATTTTAAATTGTCCTGTGTCGGTTTCAAAACCAATTTCTCCAGAACCCAGAGTAGGGTTAGCATTAGCCCACTGTGTAGCAGTTCCTCTACGTTGTAGCATCCTTGTTGCCATTTTATCTCCCTGTGTAGGTCTTACCTACTTTTGATTTTGTTTTAATTATAACAGTTTTTTAAAATGTTTTAATTAAATTCACTGTCTGGATTTCCACCATCAAATACTGCTGCCCATGAATTTGAAAACGGTGTTCCACCACTTAATGTAGAAATTTGTGGATCGTCATATTGTTCAGCATCCCAGAATACTGTAACAATTCTTCCGTTACCATCAATTGCTGTATCATGAATGTGATCTGGAATATTTTGTACATCATTGCTTGTTGCAATTGTAAACCAATCAGTTTCATAATAAACTTTTAATCTTTCTACCGTGGTATCAAACCACATATCCCCATTGTCTGGGGAAAGAGGGGCAGTATTTGATACTGGTGTACCAGTTACAGAATCTACGTAATCTTTAGTAGTAGCGTGAGTTCCTAATGTAGGTTCTCCTACTGCTACCGCGTTTCCAAATGAACCGCCGTTAGTTACGACTAATCCATTCTTGACTTTAAAATCTTTTAGATTTGTGGTCATTTACTGCCCCCTAATTTTTTACTAGACTAACAATGTTCCAACAACTGTTACATCTGAGTTGTTATTGGCTGTTGCTACTCTTAGTCTTACATCTGTTCCGTTTACGTCTGCAGAAATTGTGGATGCGGATCCATTTGTTCCTACAATTGCGTATTCTGTGATTGCGATGTTGTTTGAAGTATCAAGAGTTAAGATAACTTTTGAAACTTCTGTGTGTGCACCGTAAGCAACTTTTACCAAGAATTCGGCTGAGCGATATTCTGCTAATGCCCAGTCAATTGCTGTAACTGTGCTTGCTGTTGGAGCATTTACTGTTGCTGCAACTTGTCTAGCAACTGTGTTAATATCAATTTCAGTGAAATTAGGTATTATTGCTTCAAGAGCATCTACTGCACGTTGATCTGTGAAATAAAGGTTTGTTGAACCTTCAGCCAACGCATCTGTGTTAGAGTCTCCTACACCATTTTCTGCTGTAATTACCAATCCTTCAGAGTTACCTGTGATTGAGATATTTGTTAGAGTTGCCATTGTTAACAAACTTGCTGCTGACTCTTTAGCCCTTGTATCTGTGAAGTATTCGTTTGTTCCTTCTTCGATATCAGTTGTTGACAAAAGACCAATTGCATTATCTGTGTAAGAATTTGCATTTGCTAAAGCATTACCTGCTGCGTTGTTAGCAAACAGTTCTAAATCTGCATATGCATTTCCTATTTCTAGATCTGTGTAAGCAGTTGCATTTGAATAAGCATTTGCTGCTGAGCCTGAAGGATCGTAACTTCCAGTAAAGGAAATTGTGTTTCCTACGATATCAATGTCAGTTCCTGCAATCAAAGCATTTTGTTTTTCTGCAACTAAGTTGGTTATTGTTCCAACAAAGTTTGCATCGTCACCAATTGCTTCTGCGATTTCGTTAAGTGTATCTAATAACGCTGGTGCATTGTTTGTTAAATCAGCAATTGCATTACCTACTGCAAAGTCTGCATAATCTTCTAAGTCAGCCACTGCATTGCCTACTGCAAAGTCAGTGTATTCTTCTAAGTCAGAGACTGCATTAGAAATTGCGTTGTCAGTGTATGAGTTTGCATTTGCTAAAGCATTTCCTGCTGCAAAATCTGCATAGTCTTCTAAGTCAGCAATTGCATTACCTACTTCTAGATCTGTGTAAGCAGTTGCATTTGAATAAGCATTTGCTGCTGAGCCTATAGCATCATAGGATGCTGCAGTTGCATTTGCTGCTCTTTCGTTTGTAAAGTAAAGGTTTGTTGTACCTTCTGCTACATCATCAGAATCATGATTAGAAATGTCTGATACTTGACCAGTTACATCTCCAACTAAGTCTGCTGTGATTGTATTTGCAAAAAAGTTTGCATTTGCATCACGAAGTACTAGTGTGTTTGCTACTGCGTTTGATGAAGCGTCTCCACCAACCAGGTCTATAATGTAGTTTTGATCATCTGTACTTTTTGTCAAGATGTCAAAGTTGTTAATTGTACCTGTTGTTCCTTCAACGATTAAACCATGTTTAATCTTGAAATTTTTATTTAATGTTGCCATATTTTATCTCCTTATGCCTTAAGTCCCATGCGTGCGTAACGCAAGGTGACTGGCTTTATTACTGAGTCTGGAGTGATTGTTAAAGCCACTGTATTTCCAGCCCTTGAGACGCTTATGGTTCCAATATTCCCATCGTTGTCTATTGTCCCATATTCGCTTACGGAAACATCTGCTCCGTCAACCAATATGGTCAATTCTGTTGCGTAAAAATAGTTATCGCCTTGTGTTGTTTTAGAAATTGAAACAAGGTACTTAACCATTCTCCACTCTGTTGCATCAAAACTATCAACAATTGTTGTGTTCTGAATTTCTGATATTGTATTGTCGTTATTACCAAAAGTACCAAGGCGTGTTGCTTGGGACGCGGTAGTGTCAATTAAATCTTCATAGTCTTGCTGAGATGGCCTATCGCCAGTCTCATAACGTGATTTTACTGTTGCAATTGATTGTTGTGCCATGACTAAATTATAACATTATTTTTACAAAATTATTGCAAATTAAACAAATATATAGGTTCCTACGTGCACTACCTTAACGTGTGGTGCTACATACACAGAACCGCCAAGTTTACGCCATAGTGTACAGAAATAGTAGTCTTCTGACAAAAGTCTTTCTTCTTCTGGGTCTACCTGTGTTTTCCAAAAATCATAAATGTATTCACCTTTTTTAATACCACCCAAATCTAGTTGATCACTTTTATATTTTCCAACATGCTCTTTCATTGTTTCAAAAACATTACGTTTAATTAACAGCAAACCAGTTCCTATGTTTTTTACCTCTAATGGTTTTTTAGGATTATCTGCTACCTTATGTAAGTCTTGTCTATCAACAAAGTTTATGTTTACATAAGATCCAAACCTTTTCAAATCAGGTTTTTTTAATTCTGCTGCTTTTTCTACGTTAGCCCAGTTAATTGCTTTCATTGGCACGGCAGCCCCAATAATATCTAAATCTGTATCAATCATATCTATAACACCATCAGCGTTAAAACCTTCGTCACCATCAATAAACAATAGGTAGTCAGCATCAGATCTTAAGAATAGTTCTGTAAGGGTGTTTCTGGCCCTGTTAATTAAAGATTCGTTGTACAAGTCGTTAAAGGTTACTTTGTATCCTTTGTAGGTTAGTTTCATTACTAGTCCCATGACACTTTTCATAAAGTATCCATGACAAACCCCACCGTACATTGGGGTTGCTATAAATATGCTAGGTTTTTCTTTTTTAGCCATATGTCTATTCTACAGTATATAGTTGCTATAGCCAATAACCTGTAAAGGAATTGGGGGCACATTACCTGGACCATACCCTTCTACTGTTATTGTTGTAAATCTTATTCTAAAAGGTAAAGTGTAATTTATCTCTACCGTGCTAGGCTTGTAGGATATTTTGGTTTGGTAATAGTCTGAGGTTTCAATACGTCTTAATTTTTGTTTATTGTCATCAACAATAATTGCTGTTGCCATTAGTCAGTTACATCTTCAAGTATAATCATGCTACCTTGTGCAACTGTCCAAACAATTTCTGCTGTAGATAACTCGATATCAAAAATATCTCCTGTTTGAAGATTGTGTGATTCTTCTGCTGCAAGTCTAACTGTAAATTCTCCAGCCAAATCATCTGCATCTGCTGCAGGAGTCAAAAGCATAATTGTATTTGCATTATCCGTTATTACTCCAAGATCTTTAGCAAGGTTTGGTCTTTTAATTTTCATAGCAATATCCCAATCTGCTATAACTAAAGGGGCTTGGGCGTCGTCTGTTACGTAAACTTTAAATGCTGAGGTGTCACCACGAACTACTGTCCATTTAACGGTTGGGGGTTTAGCACCTACGTTGTATAAATCTTGAGATGAGTTTCTGAGAATGGCCATATTGTAATTATATCATGTTTGGATAAATAATTATGAAAGACCGTTCTTTAATGCTCCCCAAGTACCGTTACCTTTGGCGGTAACTACAAGAACTCCATTAGATGCATCTGCATAGGCACAAACTGCTACTGCACCTGCACCACCTGATGGTCTAACATTTGTTAAACCTCCACCAGTCTTTACATACAAAATATCACCTGCAACAAATTCAGATGTATTAACATCTGGTAATACTCCAGAGACTACACATATTCCTTGTGCATTATTTGCTGTTGTAGATTTTAATAATCCTAATATTGGTGATGTTGTTGTAGGAATTGCTTTTCCTACTGTTGTTAAATCTTGTCCTGAATTATGACCATTAATAAATACAGGAGATCCTGCTGCAATTGATGCTCCAGATGTATTAATTACATCTAATTTCATGTAAGATAAGCCAAGTCCAGCAAGTGTATTATCTAATGAAGTTGCTAAAGAAGCAATATCTCCATGTACGTTTACACTATCATCAACTTGTGGGTATGGTAAATTATATATGCTTGATTGACCTGTTGCCATACAAATATTATATCATTTTAAATAATTTTTTGTATTATCTTACTAATATGACATTTTTGATTTGACTTACTGGCAAATAGATGTTATACTTGATATATGACACCTACCAAGGGTGTCATGTTTTCTTAGGAGAGAACTATGAAAAAAGATAAAAAATTTTTAATAGGATTGCTCGCAAGTCTTGGATTATCTTCAGTATTTTTGAACATTTCTAATGCTCAAGGTGTTGAAACTAACCTGAAAAACGATAAATATGCAACATTTACCGCTGAGGCGGTTTTTTTGCTTTCTAGACCAGATCATTTAAATAAACCATCTAGAGATAATGTAAGAACCCTTGCTGAATATCAGGATAAAGGACAACTTACTGACATTGAACTAAAAACTTTGTTATCTGCTTGTGGTTTTGAAAATAAGCATTTGGTAGAGGCTTGGGCTATTGTTAAAAAAGAATCAATGGGGAACTCATTGGCCTTTAATGGCAATAAAAGCACTGGAGACAAATCATACGGATTATTTCAAATAAATATGATTGGTGACCTTAATGCTGATAGAAAAGAAAAATATAATCTAGACTACACAAGTCAACTTTTAAACCCATCAATTAACTGTCAAGTTGCTTACATAATGAGTGATGGTGGAAAAAATTGGGGACCTTGGAAAGGCATAACTTCAAAAACTAGAGAATTTATGTATCAGTTTCCTAAAGATTAATCTACTGGATAAGCATTATATACAAGTAAAGAATCTGCCACAATCAAGCCAAATGGTTCTCTCATAAAATCATAAACATTTCTATCTTCTTTTACTGTTTCTATTTTATAAACAATACATGCTATTTGATCGCCAATCATTTCGGTTGGACTTTTTACTATTTGATCATTTATTTTTAATTCAGAAGCAACACAAAACATTAATTTTTCTTCTCTTATTATTAAAATATCTTCTTGAGTAGAAAATCTTTTATACTTATCATCATTAATTATAATAGTTTCAAGAACATTAGTTTTTTTAATGTTTGTTACTTTAGACTCTACAGAATGATATTCTTTATCTATAGTATCTGACCAAGATTTTAAACCTTCATGGTTTGTTATAGGTAAACCATCAAAAGTTTTAGTCATTAATATATCGTTAACAACTATATCTTTTGCTAACTTATATCCTTCTTTAGTTAATACTGGTGTATTTTCATCTATGCAATATGGAACTGGTGAAAATGAAAAAGTATAGGTAGTTGGTGAGAATCCAAAAACTCTAAAAGGTGAAAATCCAAAAACGTTAAAAGGTGAGAATCCAAAAACGTTGAAAGGTGAGAATCCAAAAACGTTGAAAGGTGAAAATCCAAATACACCAAATGGTGTAAAACTAAACTGTCTTACGGTTAAATCAACAGGTGCTTCATAATCTGCTGGTGTTGTAACTGCGGGAATCTGCTCAACAATTAATCCATCGTTTGCTAATTCAGCAGGTTCTCCAGAAACTGTAGTGGTTACATTACCTAAAACAAAACCTTCAGATACAACATCTGCTTGAGCCTGTGCACTTGTTCTTCCAATAAAATTAGGAACCAGTTTCATTCCTTTTTTTACAACGTATTTAACTAGTTTTCCAAATAATGCCATAGCAAACCCTTATGCGATCAAGTCGCCGACTAGAAGCCAAGTGTTTGTATCAAACTTAAACAAGGATGCACCTGAATACCTTGCTGCAATTGATCTATTTGTATTTTTACTATTTAAAGTAACTCCTGCACCTGGAACAAATGTAACAGATCCAGTATTCATTCTAAAAACATCTATTTCTGATCCTATTGGAAAAGCAATACTTGAATTAGGTGGAATAGTTACTGTCCATGCTCCTGTAGAATCAAAAGTTATACTTTGACCAATATCACTTAATGTTAAATCATAATTTTGTGATCCGCTACCAGCCTGCTTATTAAAAGTAACCAAACCACCATAAGATATCCAATTAGTTCCGTTGTAAAATTGTAAATCATTAATTGCTACAGCACCTGCGGTTTGTCTAACAAAACAAACTGTTCCTCTTACTGGTGAGGCTAATGCTGCATCTCTTGCTGCAGGATTTAAAAAGTTGTTTATTCCAGCCTTAGCAGTAATTACTGCATTAGTATCTGAAAATGTAACATTGTTTTGAAATTCTTGTGTTCCAGACCAAATATAATTTGCAGCAGTGTTTGTGTTTGCACCAAGTGCGTAGAACGTGTCTGTTTCTTGATCGTAAACGTATGCTGTTTTACCAGTAGTATTTAATGATGGCATTATTCACCGATTCCTATTGCTTTAAGTTCTTCTTCTGTTAAACCTAGTGCAACTAGTTTTGCAATTGCAATTTCTTTTAAAATTATGTTATCGGCCATTATGCACCTATGGTATCCCAATCAGAAGTTGCTGAATTATAAATTTTCATTTCAAGTGGACTAGATCCTTTTACAACCCAAAGAGTTCCATCTGTTGGTGTTGCTGGTTCTATTGCTGTGTAAATTGCTGTTGGGTTTACTGGTGTGTTTCCTGGTGTTGAATCTATGTCCAACCATAATAATCCTTCTGTAACTGTTGTTGGTTGTGTATTTGAAACAACGGAACCTGTTCCTAATGCTTCTAATGCATCAATTGAGTCTTGAATATTTTTTAAATGGTATGCAATTGATGGATTTACTAGTGCAGCAGTATTACTGTTTGTTTCATCATATGTGCTTGAGCCGTAATGGTATGCTCTCAGAGCAGTCTGAATATCTGCGGCATCTTCATAGCCTGGAACTTTAGTGGAATATATATTTCCTATGCTAACATCAGCCATTGTTCATCACCTTCATCATTATACCACGATAGATATTACAAAATGAACCGTTTTTACACCGTCTAAATTTTGCCAGGTAGCACTAGCATATTCAACAGCGTTTACCGTTACTGGAATTACCTGTAATCCACTTACTGGGTCGTTTGTAAAAGAACCTATTTCTATAGAAGACGCTATTGGGTTTTCGTTTGGAATACTGTAAGTGATATTAAAATTTGCACTAGTTAAGGTTTGAGAAGTTTCTTCATCAACAATATAATTTACAGGAATATTAAATACTTTAGATCCATCAACAAATGTTCCAGTTAAAATCTTATTATATTGAAGTGGGCTTAGTTTAATTATTGGGTACCATTGAAATCCGTTAGCACCATCAGAATTGTATTGATAAACATATGAGTATTCGTTATCTGTTTTTAAAACATTAACACATAGGTCTTTTGCTTTTGGGGTTTGGCCAATAAGTGCTGTATTTGGGTTTCCTACTGAAACATAAAATAAACTTCCACGTTCACCTTCAGGTCCAAAGTCAACTTCTACGTTTACGCTACTTGGTCCGCTTAATACTAATAGTTCGTCCGTGGTTAATACTACGTCAGCCATTATGCACCAGTTACATCTGCTGTTACAGTGATTGTTCCTTTTAGAAGTGTGTAAACAACTTCTACTCCGTTTGATACTTGAACATCGTAATAGTATGTGGTTCCTGCATCTAGATTATCTGCACCTAATTCTGGTAATATTACACAAGTAATTTTATCTTTAGCGTTGCTAATAACTGCACTTGCTGCAAATGGGCCTTCTTCTGGATCTGGTCCAGTTGAGCCAGCGATGGAAAAGGCAGAGGTATATCCTGTTAAGTCAAAAGTGTTGCCTGCAGCGTCTTTGGGGTATATAACGAATTCATAACGGTCACCCTTGTAATAATTAATGTTGTATGTGCCTGGAAATGCCATAAACCCTCCTAGTTCATTATATCATGCTATGAAACTGATACATATATTTTTTTTAGTATTAGGTTTGTTAAATGATCTGATTTTGCATATGGTCTGCAGAAGTTAAACCACATTTCTTTATTTTCTATGTGTATGGTTTGGTCAACTGTTAGGTCAAAGATTCCTTGGTATTTAAATGATCCAACCATTGTTAGAACTGATTTGTCAATTTCGGGGTATACGGTAGCAAACCAAAATTCAGTATTGTTAATAAAGGTTTCAAGTGAAAAGTTATAGGTAAGTCTAACAGTTGATCCTATTTCTAAACTTCTAAATGTTAGTACTCTGGATTGTTCGTTGTAAAGGGTGTTGCAGTTTAATGGTAGGAATGATTGGTTTTTTGATATGCCTTTTTTGTCAATGTATAAATCGTGCCATCCGTTTTCACCTCTGGATGGGTCTATGCTAAAAATTTTAGAAGATGTGTCTTCGTAACTGGCCCAACCTGGTTGTTGTTTGTAAACTGGAAAATAACTTTCTCCATTTTTACCGTTTATACCATTCTTGCCATTTTTTCCATCTGCACCAGCATCACCTTTGTCACCTTTTTCACCTTTAGGACCTTGTATTCCTTGTGGCCCCATTGCACCTTGAGGTCCTGGTGCACCTTGTGGTCCTGGGACTGGTAAAAATTGTAGTTGTGGGGTTTCCTGATCAACTGCATTAATTTTTTGTTTTTCTTGTATAGGAAAACCCATGCTGCGTGATATTGCCATAGCGTCTCCTTATTTTGTTATCTTTACGATTTTTTCTGAGCCTGTTGAGTCTGTTATTTTTATAACGGACGGTAAATCATTTTTAACATTTGAAATTTTTATGACTGGCATTATAAGGTACCACTGATGTCACCAAGAACTGTGATGGTTCCTATAACTGGTGTCCAAACTGTGTCGTCGATAGTTACTTCTAAATCAAACATAAGTTCTGCAACGCTAGAACGGTACGTAGAGCCCCAAAATGCACTCAAACTTGGGTCTACCTTTACCTGGACATACCCTGAGCCTGAAACGACCGTTAGAGGGTCGATTATATCGGTTTTAGGGTCATATGCGGAGGCAAGGTAAGTCCATCCTGTTGTGTCGTAATGTGTTGTTTCGTCGTTTTGTAAAAAGTCAATTCTTATCAGAGAAGAGTCTCCACGAATTATTTGCCATTTAAGGGTGGCGGGGTCAGATCCAAATTTTTCTACGGTTGTACACATATTAGCATTATATCATTTTATTAAAATTAAAAGTCCAACACCCAAGAAACGGTGGGTATCGAGATTTACTCAGGTGTCAGACATAAAATTATATCATGCCAGGTATACAGAAGGTTTGTGGATAAGTTGTTAATAAAGAATTCACCAAATCGTTATAATTGGTTTTTAAGGTTTGTGAGGGAATTTATATTACACCAGGAAAACAATGTGTATAATTAATATATATAAAGAAAAAAAAGATATCCTAATACCTTAAGATACCTTATATAAGATATATATTATATATATAGAGCGAAATTATTTTTGACGCTTAGAAGGTTTTTTAGAGTTCGACAATATGATGTCATATATTATTTCTACCTTTTGTTCTAAGCGATTTACTTGATCTTTGAGAGAGGATCCTGAATTCGGACGAAGTTCGCTTAAATAATGTTTTACCATCCATCTAACACCTAGGGCGATAGATCCGATTATGGATAAGACACTCACGATAACTTCGGCAGCCATTTTCAGTTCCATTGTAGTAAAATTATAACAGAGTTTTACATTTTTTTGAACGGTAGTTCGATCGCCCGACAAATAGAAGTAACAAACCCTAACATTGACAAACCCTGCATGACACATGCCCTCATGTCAACCTGTGGTTATTTTCTATAGTATAGGCTATAATAGTATGATAACCGAGAAAGGGTATATGTATGTACAGAGATGAAGCAGTACAGTTAATGTGTGACACTGTTAATACTTTTAACAGAAGCCTTGTTGATGCTGGTGCTATAACTGGCCAAGAAATGGAACAATTTATTGAACAAGGGGCAGAACAGTTGAAGTATATGAATGGTTTGTTATATGACACGTTAAAAGACAATGGTGTTATTAGTTAAATGATTAAGTGGCCAGATAAAGATAAACCTTATTTTGATTTGAAGCCAACTGTTATACCCGATTTTTTTACAGAATCGGAATACAAAGGTTTGTATGATCTTATATCGGAACATGATTTTGATGAAGATCAGTTAAATGAACCAATGGGATATTTTGCTAGAAACGTTTACATCAAAGAACCTTATAACCAAATCATGTTGGATAAGATTAACGAAGTGTATCCGTTGGATAGTGATCCAGATAAGCACATGTTTATTTATAATAGATACACATGGAAAACTGGATACCCGCCAGTTTTAAAACCACACTTCGACACAATGATTGACTGTGGATCCATTACTTTAACAATTGTTTTAGACACAACACTTGATTGGAATATCATTGCTGAAGATGAAGAGTTTGAAATTAAATCAAACCAAGCATTCTTGTTTTCAGGAACACACCATTTACATTGGAGACCAAAAATAGAATTTGGTCCAGATGATTACTATGATTTTTTCTTAGTTCAATTTATAGACAAGAATCCAGTAAGACTTGATAACAAATATTGGGACGACATGATTAAGAACAGATCAGAAGCAAGCACAGATTGGTGGAAAAAATATGAGTCTAACGGCTTACTCCAACCTTAAACCAAAATTAATAAAAAACATTTTTAACGACGAAGATTACGCAAACCTTTACAGAGAAATAGATAAGAACAGTAAAGTTGCAGAATATGTGAGAGTTGTTGAAGACCTAGGATACACGTCAACAGGGATTTATTTAAATAACAACATTTCTAGTGTTTTGTGGAAAAAGATAGGAACAGAACTAGGAATCAGCATAGAAAGAATATCAGTTCACTATGCTAGATATTCATTACAATCAGGTCACAAACCTTTACTTATGCCACATTACGATAGGGCTTTAAAGAAAGCAACCTTTTCTGTTGCCGTAGTGTTAGATACTACCTTTAATTGGGATATATATGTTGAAGGCGAAAAGTTTATACCCCGCAAAAATGATGGAGTGTTATTCTCAGGATCCCACCATGTTCACTGGAGACCAGACGTAGAATTTAAAGAAGACGACTACTACGACATAATTGTATGCCAAATTGACGAACTAACCGACGAAGACAGATCCCTAAGCGAAGAACACAAAAAGACTATGGATGAAAGAAACGGACTATGGTGCCTCGAATGGGAAAGACTATACGATGTTGAAACATACAATAAAAAAATGAACTATAATGGAAACAACGAATAGGATAAATATGGAAAACACATTAGAGCAATTAGATCCCAAGTGGAAGGCACATCACGTTGAGCCTGCTAAACCAGATCACTTTGTAGAAGAAAACTTTTTCACTGCCGAAGAATACGGTGCAATATATGACGTTGTTGTAAAAACAATGCAAAGAGGAATAGACGAAAAAGAAGACCAATGGGCTTACTTTCTAAAAATTTCTAACAACGGATTCTATATACTAAACGAACAAAAAGAAAACGGAATCATGTACCCTGATTCTGTAAAACAAAAATTTAAAAAGAAAATAGAATCACTAGTTGGCGAAGAAGTACAAGAACCAGGACTTTTCTTTGCAAGATACACCAAAGAGGCTGGACTACCTAGTTTAATGCCACACTGTGACAAACACCATGACAGAATGCACGTAACTAATACAATTCAATTAAATAAAACAGTTGATTGGGACTTTTACGTAGAAGACACACTATACGAAACCAAAACTAACGACGCAGTATGGTTCTCAGGATCACATCACGTACACTTCAGACCAGACTCAAACTTTACAGAAGAAGATTACTACGACATATTCTTAATGTCTTCTCAAAGACTCGCTGATGAAAAGAATCCTCTAGACAAGGCTTGGTTCGACACACAAGAAGACTTATGTGGATATTTTGCTAACGTAAGATACAAACATCTTTTTGAAAAAACAAAACAAAAAATATACGAAGTACACGGCTGTCAATAAAAAATATTAATTAGGTTTTTCTTGATTATCTTCCCATAATTTAAGTTGACCAACACAGTCAGTATCGTACACACAGCAATCACAACTAACTACCTCAAAAAACTCATTATATAAATAATCAGCCATGCCTATAGTATACACCTTTATTGCTTTATGTCGTAAACTGTTGGGTTAGCCTTTTTGTTAACTATAACCTGATCCATATACGCGTTCCATTTTTCTACAAAACTTTTATCTTTAATAGCCTCAGACCATTCCTTAATAAACTCTAACTCATCATCTAACGTTATCTTATGTTGTCTCTTAATACCAGAACGATTAATCTTAATAGTAGTAGAAAACCTTGAACCCTTTGCCTTAAAATCTTTTACCTTCACAAACTTAAGCCACATATTATGATCAGTACCCAACGCATTAGGAGCAGCAGTCCAACCACCCACCCTATCAAATATTTTTTTAGTATGCATAACTCCAGTAAGTGATACAAAATTATAAGCCTTAAAATAAATTGCATCAACCTTATTATCTAAAAATCTACCAAGATACTCTGCTTTAGTATCTTTTTGCTTAACCATATATGGAACAGGATTAACAAAATCATAACCCTGTATCTCCTCAAGCATCTTTTCTATATGATTAGGAATTAACAAATCATCATCCCCACAATACGTTATATACTTAGGGTTAAAATCTTCTATTGGTTTATTTCTATGTACCTCGCCAGTTTTACCAGTAAGTTTAGTCTTCTTATTATCATAGAAAAAAACCCTATCATCTGAATCAACTATTTTCTGAATAATTTTTTTATAATCTTCACTAACACCATCGCCAATAATTGCTAAGTTAAAATTTTTATATGACTGATTTAATATGCTATCTATAGTATAACTAAAAGTATGATCTCTAGAATGAGTTGGTACTATAACCAGAACATCTTTATTGACAAGAGGATGCATAGTTTTTAGGAAACACACTAGAAACATCAAAAGGAATATCTTTAGTATTCCAATTTAACAAATATCTATCTGGTGCCTCATGATGATAAACCTGTGTTGGATGATTAATTAAAAATGTTTCATCTGTAGAAATATTGACATTCATATGCCACACGCCAGTTGGAATTACTAATTGTCTTATACCTTGAGGAGTTAATGTAACTTTCTGAATCATTCCGTATGTTGGAGAATCTAATCTTGGATCATATAAAATTGTTATGCACTCACCACTAATTAAAGTGTATCTATCTTTTTTCTCTAAATGAAGTCCCCAACCCTTTGATGTGTTGTGTGCAATAGAAAACATGTATGCGTATACAACTGGATCTTTCCAAAAGTCTTCAGTACCGTTCCAAATTTCAAAAAGTCTTCCTCTATGATCTACGTGATTTACTGGCTTATTGGTAAGAACCCCATCAATAGATCCTTCGGTTCTAGTACCATCTTTAACTGTAGTCTGAACATCCTTGACAGCCTTGGCTACCGTCTCGTCAAAATTAATCATAAGTAAAGTATACCACCTATATTTTAGAACCCCCACCACGCTTTAAGCAGATGATGGGGGCTTACGATTCTCAGAGATCATGTCCCTTGATAGAGCCGTGTATATATATTATAAAACCATTTTTACTAAAATCTGAATATTTTGTTCAGATGTATGATGCACGATCTAAAAAAATAATTTAACAAAATATAGTGAGCACTTTTTTAGAGCACTCACTACACACTATCAAAACAACTTCACTACACACACCAAAAACTAAACCAAACCCTCATTGGTTAAACATGGGAACACTACAGACACCTCACCTGTTGCGTTGTATTCTTCCCACCCACCATTGTTATAGATAGCAGTAATGGCTCTGTCTACTTCGATACCCTCGCCGTATAGGAATACATTGGATAATACTTCTGCTGTGTATTTGTCTGTGCAATTATTGTTATTGAAATACTTATGCCAAATACCTATCGCTAGTATCGTGAACACTATTGTGTATAACACTAATTGTAGGTTCTTGCCTCGTTGTGTTAGTTTCATTTAGTATCCTGCCGTAGCCATAGCACAATGATAACACAATGCTGGTGCAGAATAATACTTAGCCAATATATCGAATTTTATTTGGCATTTACAACATGTTGCCTCTACTAAGTTACTCATTTAATCACTACCTCGCTTATTTCTGCACCTAGTGCAATAGTATTTTGTATAATCTCTAATGCGTGTTGAATAGAGTGTGTTTCGTAGATGAACGGCACATCTAAGCCGTCACCTAGTACGCTAGTAATGGATATTGAGGATATCATTTATATACCTACCTTTTTTTTATCAACTAACTTAGTTAATTGGCAATCGTAACACAATAGTGCTACATCTTTTAACCTAGTGCTAAGCACTAAGGTTCTAATAGGTGTTTCGCATATCATGCAAACACATATCACATCTACAATTTGAGTATTTATTTTATTCATATTTTAATCCTTTCAAGATTTTGTTTATTTTAATTCTTGGGGGTCTTATTTGCTAGGCTCACCCTCTTGAAGAGGTTTATTTGCTAGGCTCATACCCTTGCACTCTATTTAGTTATATCTCTATCATATAGGGGGGGTCTGACATTTTCGCTATCTAATGTCCGTTTTATCCTATTGAGTTTTTGTGACCTTAGTCACATTGTCTCTAGTTTATTTGCTAGGGCTCATGTCTTTCGACCTTATTTGCCTAGGCTCACCTAGAGACTATAGGGGCTATTCGCCTCTAAAGATTTTGTAGAAGTAATCTTCATCAGGTTCAACACCCTCTGGAAGACTAGCCTCGTATACCTCGTAGGCTTCAACATATCCTCTCATTATTTCACCTCTAATTCTATAACTCTAAAATCGTTTAGGTCATATTGACCTTCTTTAATATAATCTGCTAAAAACTTTTCAGCATTTACTTTATCAAAAAACAATTCGTCAAAAGTACCTTCGTAATCTTGTGATATTCCGTATATCTTCATTTTCATTTACCTTTCTAGTAAATCTTTTATCTTATATATATAACTATATAGGGGGGGTCTGACATTTTCGACCCTTTTAGATGAACGTAAGGTTAATTGTAGATGAACTAATTTAGGGTTATCAACAGGCAACACGCCGTAATGTGAATAAAGTTATCCACACCTGTGGATATCCTGTGGATTCGCCCGAGCCCTCGCTGATCATAGCCTACCCTTTACGTACGACAGTGAGTACCCCCCTCTCAGGGGGCAAGGCAGATTAATTTAATCTAACGAAAGTAGGCCAGGTAATTCCACAAGCCTCTTGAAATTTAGCATCATTGAATCTTTCATTTTCAGCCAAAAACAAATCACCAAATTCCATAACGATTTCTTCAAAAGTAGTTTGAGGAATTTCATCCTTAAATTCTTTTAGTAAAGAAGCAACTTTTTCGAAGTGTTGTCTAGTCATCATTTTTTATTTCCTTTGTTTGTAGTTATTTTTACCTTATCATATACCCCTGACAAAAAGCCACTCGACACGCTCGGGCAAAATCGGACATTTTGTTTATTTACGTACGACACGCCGACCCCCCCTCCCCCAATTTGTCAGACCCCTGTGGTAGGCTGAAAGCATAAGATAAAAGTTAGGATATAAAAATGGGTTTTATAGAAATAGTAGATATAGATAATGACGGCGTGTCCGTTACAGAAATGTCAGAGGCTTCTGATATTGTAAGATTAGAAATTACATTAGCAATGATTTCAGAAATGAAAGGAAATAAATAAATGAATAAAATGGATAAGATAGATTTAATTCATAGCGAATTAAATGCAGAATACAATGACAGCATAATGGCTGACTATGCATTACTTGGTACACTAAAAGCAATAGTGACTATTGAACAATTAGATAAGTTAATTAAAATGAAAGGTTGGAATAAGTGAAAGGTATCAAATGTTTATTCTGTGACGACTATGGCACAACAAAAGATATAGATAAAGATTGGTTTCTATGTCTGTCATGTGGTATAGACTATGAATTAAAAGATAACAAAATAAGCGAAATATGGTTAGGGGTAACAAATGTCTAATTGCGAACTATGCGAAAATGAAAAGTATCCACAACAACATGTGTGCGACACTTGCTACTCAAGGAAAGACCACCCTGCATACTATGCTAAGATAAAAAAAATAATGGAAAGAAATGATTGGGAGGCGTTACATGCATAATTCAACACAACTATGGTGGGCAGGAGAGACAACACAATTTGGTGACATGCAAAAATTCTATGATGTCAATTTGTGGACTATGGAAAGTAAGGATGGAAAATATGCTAGTGTAATCCTTGACGGCGAAATGATAAAAAGTTGGCGTTGTGATGGTGCATGGGACTTGGCTAGAAAATTAGCAGAGTCTCACTTACTTAAAAGAGAACAACTAGAACAAGAGGGTTGGGTTACTAACTAATGGCTACTTGCGATATTTGTAAAACTAATATAAACTATGACGAAGACGGAGGACATATTTATCCTGACAACAGCGTATTGTGTCCACCTTGCGAAGAGGAGCAATAATGGAACCACATTGGCACGATTACTTAAAAACAGCAAAAGATAAAATACTATCTGCACAGACTTATATAGATGAGATAGCACGATACTCAACTATTACTGACGGCACAGAAGAACAACTATTGCGTTTGTCAGAGCATTGTACTAAGATGAGTAAAACAATAAATGTAATACTAAAATATGAAAAGGAGAACGCTAATGTCTGACCCAAGATTTTTAATGGCAGAGACTTATACAATACTAAAAGGAAATTCTAAACTAGAAGACGCCTTTAGCGAAGAAATAAATAAAGTTAATTCACCAGAAGAAGCAATAGAACTATGTTTCAAGTATCAAGAGTTGGTGACAAATGCCTAATATATCTATGGAATATGATTTAGTTATATTGGAAAAGGATAATGGAGATATAATTACCTTTGCTACTAATGAAATGTCTGAAGATTGGCAAAAGTCTTTTAATATAAAATTAGTAGGTGTACAAAATTATAGTGGCTTATTGGATATAAATATAACTCAAGATGATTTAATTAGTGTATTCGTATACTATAAAAATTATATTTCCAATAACCACCCCGAATTTTTTGAGGGCATAGGTAAAAACAGAACCACTACCCTTGATTATATAAATATAAAGAATCTAGGGATATTAGACTATCAAAGTTTATTAGGCTTAATACATAATGCAAAGCCCTTGACAATTAGAGATAGGATAGCATATGCTAGGAGACATAGTTGGATACCCAACGTAGGACACGGAAACAGAAAGGTTAGATATGCCTAAAAAACCAATACATAAAATGGTTGATGAAGTATTTGATAAAGATATAACACAAGACTTAATAGATGAACTAGCAGAGGAAAAAACCTTTATAGTTAATACATTGAGAAAGTTTGTTGAGTCTGATGAAATGTGGGCACAACTAGCAGATAACAGGGAAGCCAGACATAATTTCCTAATCAACCTGCAAATGCTATTCTTAAACGATATAGAAAACCAGACACTAATTGAACTAGCAACTACCAAATGGGGGAACGACTAATGCTAAAAATAACCCTCATTGGTATAGTTTTGTATATGCTGGTAATCTACTTAAATAGATATGATAAGGAATTGTAAAATGTCTGCTAAAATAAAAAGCATGGAACTAGTACACGCTGATATTTTATACCCTGACCAACTTATGCCTAATGACATAATCAAAATAGAAAATGATTTGCTAACGATTGTGTCAGTAGAAGATACTGAAACAGGTTACAAGATAACAACACTAAATGAATTTGGTGAAGAAGATTTTATTGAAACAGATAACGAAACCAGATTTAATTTATTTGTTTTTGTTGGCAACGACTGAGGATCCACGCCCGAGCCATCCACAACTTATCCACAGGTTTACGTACGACACACTGGATCCCCCCTGCTTGACCCTGTCAGTCTAATATGATATATTTATTCTATGTTCAATTATTTCCAAAAACCTAAAGAGCAGATTAGGCGTATCCAAGAATTGCGTAGGTCTGGTGCTAGTACCCCTATGCCTAATAAAAAAAAGTATTCAAGAAAAAATAAACACAAAGGAAAAGAAAATGAATAAGTTAAAACGCTCACACGATAGAAAAGTTACTAACCTAGTTAATAATGCAGGCAATGGTAGTTTAATTCAAAATACATTTGGTCTACCTGCAGGAAAAAATTATTCATGCCCTAGTGCTACATCCATATGTGAGAAAGTATGTTATGCAGGAAAACTAGAAAAATTATACAAGGCTGTCAAGGCTAATCTATTGCATAATTGGGAATTACTTAAAGACGCTGATAGAATAACTATGTTCGATTTATTGTCAGACATGGTAGCAGATTTCAAAAAAGATTGTGTTAAGCGTAATGCTGAAATGTTATTTCGTATTCACTGGGATGGCGATTTTTTTAATGAGGAATACACACACGCATGGCGTTCAGTTATTGAGGAACAACCTGACATAAAATTTTGGGTATATACAAGAGTAAAGTCTGCTGCTTTAATTCTAAAAGACTTACCTAATCTAAGTTTATATTATTCTACAGATAGTGAAAATACAGATAATGCTAAAGTATTATCCGTTGAGCATGGAATTAAATTAGCATATCTTGCAGATACATTCGCAATGGGTAAGGAACAACTACTTAACTTAGTTAATGCAAAGGGTGTTCCATGTCCTGAAAATAATAAGAAAATTCCTCTTATTGACAAAGGTGGCTCTGCATGTGTAAAATGTAGTCAATGTGTAGTTGGAAGGAATAATATTTTGTTCAGTGCAACTAAAAAATGAAATTAGTTTATTTTGTTGCTTGGTGTTTATTTTGTTTATTCCTGGTTCAGTGATCTGCTAAAGGGCTGCCCGAGCAGCAAAGGCGTATCCTATCACATTATTAAGGTGCTTGTCAACCCCCCCCTGTGTGAGATGTATCACAAAAAAAATATCATAATATCACTTGCAAATGTCAGATAAAAATGTTAGTATTAGATACAACAACAATTAAGGAGCAAATATGTCAGTAGCAGTTGCAGATTTTAAGGTGGGCGACAAGTTCGTTACACAAAAGTCAAAAGCAGAAGGAATTATTACAGAGTTAATTCCACAACCAAATGGCAATATCCGTGTAAAACTTGATGTTAATGGTCAAACACGATATACTACTTGGACAGCAAAGAAATAAATAAGATTGAGAGGGGGCAACCCTGTCCCCTTTCATTAGCAGTATCCCCCTACAAAACAAAGGAAAAGACAAATGGCAGGTAAAGCGATAAATGTTAAGGTAGCCAGAACTAAGGTTATCAAAGCATTAGAAGTAAAAGTAGAAGAAATGAAAAACCAACAAATGAACTTCGATTTAGCATACGCTAAGTTTGAGTCAGACTACGCTGAGTGGAAAAGTAAAGTAGCCCAGATTGCTTATGCTCATCTTGACTCAGTAAAAGATAAGCAAAAGACTATTTCTGTTAGAAATGCTTGGCACAATGACGACAATATCAGAGTTGATGTTGAAGTAGAAGTTCCAAAAGATAAAATACCAGCAGAACCAGAGTCACCAAAAAATCCTTTCCAAACGAGTGGATATGGTCGCAACTATATTGGTGGCTTCGAGGACAGACTTGCAGAAATCCAAAATGCAATTCGTGTTCTAAGTATGTCAGATGAGGAAGTAGTTTCAACCTCTACATACCAATCTGTGAGTCGATACTTATAGATTTGGCAAGAACCATACACATGGATATTAGTTCCATATACATGGTAGCCAAAGGTTAGGTGTGACCTCTGCGAAATGAGTAGCATGTCACACTTGACAACACCTGAGTATGTGTTATAAACTGCTCACACACCCTACTACTTAAGGAAAATAAATGGGCTTAGATATGTATCTGAATGCCAGACAATTTACTGCTAGACAATTTGCCAAACCTGAACTATTTAACAAACTAATTCAAGAAGCACCTTTTGCCGTTAAAGATTTTGCAACGCTAGAAGTGCAGGTAGCCTATTGGAGAAAAGCAAATCATATTCACGCATGGTTCGTAAAGCATGTTCAAGGTGGAGTAGACGACTGCGAAGAGTACTATGTGTCACGAGACCAACTACAGTTATTGTTAGATAATTGCAAGATAGTTTTAATGAATAAAGAAGAGGCACCCAACCTGTTGCCTGTTCAAGAGGGATTCTTCTTTGGTAACTATGAATACAACGAATACTACTTTAGCGATATTCAAGACACTATTGACCAACTTGAGTCAATACTAAAAGATGTACCAGCAGAATGGGAACTTAGATACCATTCTAGTTGGTAATGCAATACCCCTACAACAAAAGGAAAAGAATGAAAAAAGCAACAAAGCCAAAAGCAAGAATGTACAAGATAGGCGATTGGTACACTAGTAACAAAGCAGGCGTAGTTGGACAGATTGAAAAAATCACACCTCTTCGTCCTGACCTAACTCGTGTTGCTATTCGTACACCATTCAACGAATACAGACTGCTAACAGTAAAAGTTACTGCTTAGTTAATAAGGGGATGGGCTGCACGTATATGTGTGGCCCAGTGCCCATGGCGTGGATCTTAGAATTCAGCGGTACCGTCGATCATTTTGATAGGGGATATCAAAAAACCTGGCTACGTTTTAAAACTGGCCCTCACGCCCGAGCAGCCTGTGGATAACCTGTTAGTTACGATGAAACACCAGACCCCCCCTTAATTGACATTGTCAGAGCAAAATGGTATAGTTAAGTTAATCAAACAAAATAAGGAGATATAAATGGCACATGAACTAGAAGAACAAAATGGTACAGCGTCATTCGCTTCATTCCGTGAACCAGCATGGCATGGACTAGGCACTGTATTCACAGAAGAAAAAAACACAACAGAAATGTTGCAAGCAGCAAACCTAGATAACTGGAATGTTAGACTAGAAGAAATGAATATCCCTAATCACTTAAGTTGTGATAAGAATTATTCTTATGTGGTTAGAACAAACCCTACTAACCAAACCCAGACAGACGTGCTAGGCGTAGTTGGTGAAAGATATGTTCCATTACAGAATGAGGAATTATTCTCATTTGGTGATAACATTCTTGACGGTGGTGGACGTTGGGAAACTGCTGGTTCAATTCGTGGTGGTCGTGTAGTATTTGGCTCATTAGCATTAGAGCGTGAAACTATCTTAGACCCTAATGGCGTTGCTGATAAAGTAAAGACTTACTTACTAATCAACACAAGCCATGATGGTTCAGTAGCGATTCAAGCAAGCATAACACCTGTTCGTGTTGTGTGTGCTAATACTCTAAACCTTGCACTAGGTGGTATTCGTAAAAAGAATGGTATCAAACAATCATTCAAGATTCGTCACACTCAAACTGCTAATGGTAAAGTGCAAATTGCAAGAGAGACTCTAGGTCTTGCAAATAAATACATGGACGCATTTGATACAATGGCTCATGCTATGATTGCTCAAGAAGTTACAGCAAAACAATTTAACGATATTTTGCTAACTGCTTATCCAAAACCAGAATTGGATAAAAAGGCAAGTGTTACTAAGTGGACTAATAAAATAGATTCACTCAATGACATTTACACTGGCGAGTTCAATAACATGATTGCTGGTACTGCTTGGGGTGCTTTCAATGCCCTGACAGAAAGACTAGATTGGTATCGTTCTGCTCGTGGTGAAAACACAGAGAACATGCTAATTGGTGCAAGTGGATTTGACCCTGCTATCAACGCAGAAAAGAATCGTTTGCTAAAAGTTGTGCAAGATGTAATGCAGATTGCATAATTAGAATTGCCAATAAAAGGCAACTGACCTGGACATGTCTGAGGAAACTGTCCACCTGGTCCTGTAGTTCAGTTGGTTAGAACGCTACCCTGTCACGGTAGAGGTCGACGGTTCAAGTCCGTTCAGGATCGCAAAGAAAAACGCCCGAGCATAAAAATATCATTTTAAAAGATCATTACGTAACAGTTAAAGAACCCCCTCGGCTAGAAAATATCATTTTAATTATTTATTACGTAGCGTTGACAAACCCCTCCCAGAATGTTAGACTGGTATAGGAAAAGGAGTAAGATGACAAAATGTCAAGAATGTAATTGGGAATGTTCAGATGTTCCAGGTTTGTTTTATTGTACTAACTGTGATAGCGTAAGACAATGGAATAGATTTGCCCAGGCTTATTCTTATTATGTTAGAGAGGGTTACTATGCTTGATTTTGATCTTGATGTACCCTTGGAAAAAATACTTACAGATATGCTTGACAAGGTAGAGGGTCACATAGTAAACTGTAGTTGTAAGCATTGTATGAGCCTAGAAGTACTAGCATACATGATTATGGAAAAGGAAGAAAATGTTAAATAAATGTAATTGTCATCATTGGGTATGTGGTTGCAACTTCACTGTTGGTCATAACTCAGAATGTAAGGCAGGTTACTAATGCCAACGTTTGATGTATTATCAGGTACTTGGTACCATATCGTTGCACCTGATTTAGAAACAGCAGAGAAAGCCTATGACGCTTATTGGAGTTCAGGTGAAGAACCTATGCCAGAGGGCTGTAAGGTAGTAGAGGGTGAAGTAGACAGTCATTGGATACCTGTAGATTTAGAGGGTATGGATTTGACTTTAGAACAGTACTCAAATATATTGAGAACTAGTCCTAATAAAAATACATTAGAGGCTATGCAGGAAGCACTAGAGGGTAAGACAACTCCAGAACCTCC